TAATATATATGCCAAATTATACTAAAAAACTTAAAAAATATGGTGGAACAAAAGTAAGAGTTAAAAGTTATTCTAAAAAAATTTTAGGTAGTAAAAAAGCAAGAGCCCAATTAGTAGCTCAACAACCCAATACAAAACGTGCTACGCAAAGTTTAAATAGAATAGGAAGACAGATAAGAAGAAATCAAGGGGTAGATAATAATCCTTTTATACCCCATGTAATACAGCAACAACAGCAACAACAGCAACAACCATATCAACCACCATATCAACCACCATATCAACCACCATATCAACCACCATATCAACCACCATATCAACCACCATATCAAGCTGATAATAATAATGATTATAATGAAGAAGATGATGACCAATATCAAGACCAAGAAGAAGATCAAGATAACCAATATCAAGGAGAAGATGACCAATATCAAGAAGAAGACCAAGGAGAAGAATATGACCAATATCAAGACCAAGGAGAAGATCAAGGAGAAGAAGATGACCAATATCAAGACCAATATCAAGGAGAAGACCAAGGAGAAGAATATGACCAATATCAAGGAGAAGACCAAGGAGAAGAAGATGACCAATATCAAGACCAAGGAGAAGACCAATATGGCAACGAAGATGAAGGAGAAGACCAATATGGTAACCAAGATGAAGAAGAAGACCAATATGGTAACCAAGATGAAGAAGAAGACCAATATCAAGACCAAGGAGAAGACCAATATGGCAACGAAGAAGAAGAAGAAGAATATGGTAACCAAGATGAAGAAGAAGACCAATATAATAACCAAGATGAAGAAGAAGAAGAAGATAATATGGAGGGATACCATGATGGTGATTATGACAACAATAATAATGATGATGAAAGTAATAATGACAATGACACCTCAAGTAGTGAAGATGATAATAATAACAACGACACCTCAAGTAGTGATGAAGAAGAAGACGAAGATGATGATTGGGACCAACGTATGTATAATCTAGGGCGTGCAGAAGCTCAACGAGATCAACAAAATATGTATAGAGGAAATCAATATCCAACCAACGCAAATCATACTCAAGCGTGGTTAAACGGTTATAGAAGTATTTTACCAGATGATCATAACAATCCATATAATAATCAAGGAGTTGATGATGAAGATTACCATGATGGTGATGTAAATAATAACGATGATGATGATGATAACAATAATTATGTAGACACTTCAAGTAGCGACGACGAAGAAGAAGAAGATGATTATGAAATTCCCGATCATATACAAGATGGTAATGCGTATACTGAGGGACGTAATCGAGCTTTACGAGATATTGATGATGGATGGCCAAATCAATATCCTAATCTTGGACAAAATTATGGTGAAGATGATGATTGGCTTGAAGGTTACAGGAGTCAGTTTCAAGAAGATTATGGTCATGCCAATAACGGTAATCAAGGTAATAATGTATTTAATATTGATGATTCTGATGATGATAATGTTGAAGTTGTAGATAATCAACGCAACAATAACCCTGTACATATTTCAGATGACGAAGAAGATGATGACGAAGAAGAAGATGACGAACCTCAAGAACTAATAGATGTAGAAAAAGGTGGTCCAGTTAAACAACAAATACCAAAAAAATGCCCTTATTGTTATTTAGATTTAATTAATGGTTCTGATATTATTAGAACAGATTGTCCTAGTGGGTTTCATCATTATATTCACAAAGCTTGTTTTGATGTTAATAATCGTATAAGTCCTGGAAAGTGTCCTCAAGGTCCAGGAGCCCATGATTACAACAATTATGAAAATATCGGTCGTAATCCTCAAGGAGGAGGATATAGAAAACATAAAAAAAATATGACAAGAAGATTAATAAATAAAAATGGAAGAAATGGAAGAAAAAGAAATATCAGTATCAAAGGCATAAATATAAAGGGAAGAATAAGAGAAGTACAAATAAGCAAAAAAGGTAACATAACTGTAAGAGGAAATATATATGGTGTAAAAGTAGGTAAAAGAAAAAGTATAAAAAATATGAACAAAAATATGAACAAAAGAATCAAATTAACTAGAAAAGTGATTAACAAAAAATTTAAATTAACTAGAAGATTATTAAATAGAATTAGAAATAAAAAAATGAAAAAAAGTAGAAAAATAGAAAATAGAAATAAAATTATAAATAAAAATAGAAATAAAAAAAGTAGAAGAAAATAAATAAATTATAAAATACTTAAAAAGATTTAATATAATAAAATATAAATGGAGCAAGTAAAGCAACCAGAAGTGAGTCAAGAGGTAAGATTGGTCGATGTACCCATTAAAGACGAAAATGTGGCATTAAATGTGATGGTAAGTTTTTTAACTTTGGCACACAAAAGAGGAGTTTTTTCAATTGATGAATCGGCAAAGATTTATGAATGTATAAAGATGTTTCAAAAGCCTCCTCAAACTCAACAACAAACCAATTAAATAAATAAAATATTTTACTAACAATAAAATTATTAGTAAAATAGTAAAAAAGAAATAAAATTATAGAACTAGATGTAAAGTAGACTCCTTTTGAATATTGTAATCTAGTAAAGTACGACCTTCTTCTAGTTGCTTTCCAGCAAAAATTAAACGCTGTTGGTCAGGGGGAATACCTTCTTTTTCTTGAATCTTCTGTTTAACATTATCAATTGAATCACTTTCTTCAACTTCTAGTGTAATCGTCTTGCCAGTTAGTGTCTTAATAAAAATCTGCATTGTATACATAATAGAAGCAAGTTGTTTTTAAGTAATTATTCTTAAAGTAAATAATTAAAAAGTATTTTAATTTTATTAAATAAATAAAATTAAATTTCGCATCTTAGAGGGATCGAACCTCTGACCTCACGGTTAACAGCCGTGTGCTCTACCTACTGAGCTAAAGATGCATTAAGGTCCCACCGGGAGTCGAACCCAGGTTTTCAGATTCAAAGTCTGAGGTGATGACCACTACACTATGAGACCACTGATGTATAATATATTATATTTAATACCTTTAAATTGTTTTATAATTATATAATATATTTCAAATAATATAAAAATATTTCAATATATTATGTAAATGGGATACATATATAAAATAACAAATATTATCAGTAAAAAATGTTATATTGGTGAAACAAAAAAGAACAATCCACAATTAAGATGGAATGAACATAAAAGAAAAATAGAGCAAGGGATAGGATGTCCAGCACTTCAAGATGCGGTAAAAAAATATGGAATCGAAAATTTTACATTTGAAATTTTAATTATATGTTTTGATGAAGATAGATATAAATTAGAAATAGAATATATAAAAAAATATAATTGTATTAGCCCATATGGATATAATTTAACCAAAGGTGGAGAAGGTGGAGGTTTTCATGGTAAAAAACATAATCAAGAAACTATAGATAAAATTAGTAAAATAATGAAAAAAAAATATATAGATAATCCAGAATTAAAAATTCAACTGTCGATAAAACAAAAAGAAGTTATGAATACTCCTGAAATTAAATCAAAAATTAAAGAAGGTTTAAAAAATTCTGAAAAATGGAACATTATTAAAAATAAAAATAAAAGATTAAAAATTAAATTTCACACAGAAGAGGAAAAAAATAAATTAAAACAAATAACTACTGATTATTTTAATAATAATGAAAATATAATAAAACATAGAGAAACAATGTCAGAATTAGTAGGTTTAAAAATAATTCAATATGATATGGAAAATAATTATATTAATAAATTTATTAGCATTAGTGAAGCATCAAGACAAACAGGAATAGCAAAGTCGTCAATTAGTCTTGCAATTAGAAAAAATACAAATATAGCAGGTAACTATATATGGAAAAAATTAGAATAATGAATAAAATTAATATTTTATTAATTTTATTTAAATACACGAGATGGGATTCGAACCCATGAACCAAAAAGGGCGTGATCTTAAGCCACGTGCGTTTGACCGCTTCGCTACCCGTGTTTCCTAAATATGTTTGCTGGTTCCTTGTTTTTCATAAAAAATTTATAAAATTTTTTTAATTTGAAGAAATCAATGATTGCTGTATGGAACCCAAAATATATGAATATTTTAAATAAAAAAGTGAAATGGTTAAAAATTTAATAGATAAATGTATAATAATAATATGACGACAGAATTGAAAATGACCACAAACCCTTTACAAGAAGAAGTACAAGTACAAGCTCCAGCAGTACAAGCTCCTAAAAAAGACTCCACTTTAGAAAAGGCAAAATCCATATACAATGGACTACAAGAAGATATACAAAAATATTTAATTGAAGATTACATTAAACCGCAATTAAGAGGCGACGATTTAATAAAAGAATTTGAAAAACAATTAATGTCAGAAGAATGTAGTCATTTAATGTGGCAAGTATTAACGGATGTAGTTAGTAAAATAATAGAGAATAAAACGACATTAAATAAAATGTTTGAAAAATACGCTGACATTGAGTTCAAAGATAGTTATAAAAGACATTTTGAACAAAACATTATGGCATTTAGTCATCCTTCTTGGACGCCACTTACAAGTATGTGTGCCGAACTAACAATGCGAAAATGGCATTAAACAATAAAAGCAAATATATAAATAATAAATAAATAAAATAAAGTACACTCGATCGGGGGCTCGAACCCCGGACCACAGGATCGCTTATAAATAAATAAAAGTCCTGCGCTCTACCAACTGAGCTAACCGAGTAAAATTGAGATTTTTTATTTTATTTTATTTTATTTTATTTTATTTAGAATATATATAAATGCCTTTAAGCCCGTACAGACAAGTTCGTTATCATCCTCAACTTTCTACTAATCCACTACAATCTCCTGGTAGAGGTTCTAGTCGTTCAATTCCTAATGGTAACAGATACGAATCTTGGCAAATTAACTTTGATAGAAGCCGTATACCCCCAGATTTTAATGGTCTAAGTATAGGACCAACTGGTCCTCTTGGTCCTCGTTCCTAATACAACTCCCTTTTTATGTTCGAATGCGGGGTCGAACCGCATACATAAGACATATTCTCTAACAAACTGATTAAAATTAAGATTTTTTTATTTTTAATATATATAAATGTTTGAATTCATCTTTAACACAATTCAAAAACGACGTCTTATGAATCCAAGAGAACCTCCTGGTAAGGGTTCTAAAAGATCACTTTCTATGGGTAGCAGACACGACTCTTGGCAACAAAGTTTTAATAAAAGAACTCTAGGTGCAACTTCTTCGTGCGGGAATTGTGCTAATCCACAATGTGCTACAACATATTGGTTTCATAATACAGATAATTCATGTCAATGGAAATATACTTGTGAAGGTGGAAAAACCTATTATTGTAATGGAGATAACCCAATAATCTAAACATATATTAATTAATCCCCCTTTTTATGTTCGAATGCGGGGTCGAACCGCAGACCTTCGGCTCATAAGACCGATGCTCTAACCAACTGAGCTATACGAACAAAAATTTATGGAAAATAGGGGGCAACTGGGAATCGAACCCAGGACCTCTCGCAAATTTGATTAAAATACTGTTTACCCAAAGCGAGAATAATGCCACTATACTATTACCCCTTAAAACCACCACCCACCACATTTTTATTTTGTTTTTTCTATTTTTCTCCACTTTTTATTTGTGTTTTTCTATTATCTTCTTTTCCACCCACATTTTTATTTTGTTTTTATAAAAATTTTTATATACCCACCAACCATGAAAGAATATCTTTCTTATAATGTTTTGTTTGTTTTAATTTTTTTTTGCTGTAAGATACTCATAATTTATGTGCTAGTATCCTAATAATTTATCTATTTAATTTTTATTATCTTAATTAAATTAAGTTAAAAATTAATAGAAAATTATAAAAAAATTTGCTGGTATCGAAATTTATTATGAATATAAATTATGATTGCTGTATGATACCTACCCTCCACTCCAATATAATAATACTATTTGTCTTTAAATTATTTTAACGAAAAATAATAAATTGGTATATTAGTAAAAATTATTATATCTAGTAAAATTATTTAATATTTATTTATTATATAGTTATGTGGAATCCTAATATTTCAACTTTTAAAAATCCATTACCTGAAAACAGGGCAAAAGCTCCGATCCAGAGTGCTAAATGGGACAATTCAATGAGCAGTAGTTTCTACAGCCCATCATCAGCGGGTGAATTTGATGGCCGTGACTTTGTCCATTTAGGACAACAAGCAAGAAGCGAAACTACGACATATCCTAATGTATCTTCAAGATATTTGGGTACAAACCCTATACCTAATTTCAACCCTTATGAAAGGGGTAATAGTAACAGTGCCTTCAGTGGTGACAAATCACAAGCTTATCTCGACAGACAGCTGGAAGAATTAAGCGAACGTAATAAGCCTGTGACATGGGAAATTGACAGGGGTAAACTTAATAAATTTAATAAAAAAGGTGGTAGAAAATCACGAAAATCTAGAAAAACAAGAAGATCTAGAAGATCCAGAAAATCAAGAAGATCTAGAAAATAAATATATATTTAGTAAAATTGTTATAATATTAGTATAATGTATAAATGAGTATATATGAAGGTGCACGAAGCCAAGGTATTTCACCATGGCAACAAAATAAATGGTCAAATATAGATTCTGGATCTCAAGGAAATGCTTCTCGTCTTACCAACACTTATTCAGCACCAGCTTATGTTGGCTACCAAGGACAGAATGACTCAGGACGCTACTATGATCAACCTGTAGCAAAATCTTACGAAAATTTGTCACGCGCTCCAGGATCAAATCGTGGACAAACTAATTATAGAACTAATTCAAATGGAGACATCTTCTGGCGAGGTGGTAGAAAATCCAGAAAATCCAGAAAATCCAGAAAATCAAGGAAATCTAGAAAATCAAGGAAATCCAGAAGATAAATATATATTTATAGATTATTATATAAATATATACAAGTGTTCCATCGTTTTTAACATCTAAACGCAAAGGCAAAAACCCCGACACCAATTATCCCTAAAACAAGCCCTAAATGGTAATTAAACTGCATCGTTCTATACATTTGTAACCACGCCTTTACTTGCTCTTTATCGTTTAAATAATTCAGCATCCATTTTGACTTCGGATGCAACATATAGAAGAAATAATTAGTTAAAAAAGAAGTAGCCACAACTATACAAACTATGGAAGTGTTATTGAGCTTCCCACTTTTAACATTCATATTGTAAAATATGATAAAGAGAGAAAGGACGAACCCCAATATATATCCCTTGTAACTAATCATTTGTCTCTCATATGAAATTTTATCATACAACATTTGTAAATCACTCGGCAATTTGCTCTTATAATGAATAACAACTTGATTTTTATGCGTAGAATTATAAAAATAAATCATTGCTATAATAAAAATAGCAGAAATAGAGCAACTAACAGAACACACCATTATTTTATATATAATATTTTTATAATATTTTATATAAAAACTTGAAAACCAAAACTTATAAAACATTAGCTCTTAACCGCCATATTACGCACAATATTACGAGCACAAACAATACACAAATCTTTTTCCTGATTTGTCATAATATTGACAACTTGTAAACATTCACTACAAATCATATGACCACAATTAAGCGTAAAAATATCGTATGAATTATGACAACAATGAGAGCATATAGTATAAGGAACAATTTTTTTCCCGGGAAAAATCTTTTTAAACAAAAAATTTAGACACATTGCCTTTAATATTATAATCTATTAAAAAACAAAACAAAACAAAACAAAACAAAAATATGTGTTTATTATATAATTAAATGACGTTTTTAGAAATATATATATTTTTTATTTTTTTCATAAAACTGATATTCATTATTTTAGCAATAACAAATCTTTATTTGAAGAAACAAATACCAGTTGAAGAAAAAGAAAACCAAGAAACCCAAGAAAACAAAAAAACAGACAAAATTAAAAAACAAATAGAATTACGAGAAAAAATAGAAAATTGGAAAAAACATATAGAGTTATTATTTAAGTTTACAATGTCAATATTGCTTATATATATTTTTAGTCCAAGATACAATAGGGTACATTTAATAAATTATGAGGCAAAATTGTTATTTTTCTTATTTGGTATTATTTTAATAGTTACAGCACAGTGGAAAGAAATAATTAATGAATCGCCATTCCTTGTATATATTCAAAATATATTAAGACCTTAAAAATAGAAAATATAAAAATAGAAAATAGAAAATAAAATTAGAAATTAGAAAATAAAAATAATTATATATAATATAAAATGGGTTCATCACAATCTCAACAAAAACAAGGTACAGGTATGGCAGGTATGTTTGGACAATCAGCTCCAAGTAGTGGTATGTTTGGTCAATCTGCTCCAAGTAGTGGTATGTTTGGACAATCAGCACCGCAAGGACAATCATCTTCCTGGTTCGGAGGCAGAAAAAGAAAATCAAAGGGTAAAAAGAAAAATAATCGTAAAACAAAAAGGAGAATGTAATATAAAATTTTAAATCAAAAATTATACAAAATATATAATTTGTATAATTTCTTAACCAATTCTTTAATTAAAGACGACGTCTTTGCGCTAAATAACCCGCACTACTTCGCCCAACCATACCATAAGCACTATGAGGTTTGTATATAAAATTTTTACTATATGTGTAACAAAGTGTATTGCTACAATTGTTATATATTTGATTATAAGGAAGATTTACAGTATCGTTCATAGTTTTAAAATTCGTAGCCTTATGTAAACTATTTGATGGATATGACTTAACATTCGATGTTGCAGATGACATTTATATTAATAATATATTATTAATATTAATATAAAAAATAAAGATAAATAAATAACAAAAATTTATCTACCGCAAGAACCACAACCAGGTTTAATCGTGTGTATTCTTCCAATCATAGAACCACCAATGGCTCCATTAACACCGTTAGAAACTGAAGGTGTTTGTGCTAGATTTGGTTGAATATTTTTGGCTCTAGGTTCAGGTTTATAACTCGAGTTATTAGATAAAAACATTGAAATTTTTTGAGGCATATTATAAATATTGTAAATATTATAAAATCAAAATTAAAATTAAAATTAAAATTAATATCAAAATCCCTAAATTTTAATTACTAAATTACATTACTAAATTGGCTTAGTAGTGAACTTGCCAATAAAACACACTCAACGCCATAAATTGAAGACCCAACGGGTCCTCTTTCAATTACAACAGGGGATGAACTACTACAATTACAAGGGAAATAAAGTCTGAGTTCATCTCGTGTTTTTTCTTCTTCAACATTATCTTCAAAACGAACAATATAATCATTATCATTAATAACAGTAATTACAATAGCCTTACTATAATAATCATTACTGCCTTCTTTCGCATACACAAGTTGACCTACACTAAATGCTAAATTGTATGGTTGTGGTTGTGTATATGGGTTGTTATATATTACACTATCATTATTAGACCCATCCGGGCAGTTACAACCACTCACAATGCTCATTTTAACCGTTTTTCCTCCATAAACTGGAGCTGCCTGATTAAATGGAATAACAGGAACACCAAATGCTGGAGGAATAACACCGCGTCTAACAGGAGCTCTACCTTTCAATCTATTTAAATATCTATCATAAGAATTATGTTTAATATCAACACCAGAACCACCCGGTGACATAGCACCTGGTCTTAACCGTGTCAAGCTTCTTTTAGTGCTACTTCCGCCATAGGTTGAACCAGAAGAAGTGGCAAATGGCTGTAAATGTGGCTCCTTTCTGTCACTCATTTGATTCCAATTGACGCCTGGACTAACAATGTAATTAGACCCGGCAACATCAATAACACTGTAAACCGATTTGGGTTTTTGATATGCATTTAAAGCGGCTAAATTCATTGAATACAGCGAAGAAGGAACACGAACCGTATTTTGTATAATTTTCTGTCTTTGATATTGATTCGCAGGAGTATTTGATGTTAAATTAGTATCACAATTACACTCTCTATAAAAAAATGGCGTTTTACTATCACCTTGAAATGGTTCAAATGGGTTATTAGTTACTAATGCTGTTCTAGAATACATTATATATAATAACAAATAAAAAATAAAATTGATTTTTAAAATTAACCTACATATAAAACAAACAGACTACACAAAATATTATTTAATATGATAACACAATCCTCTATTATAAAACCACAACATAAATACAATTCACATCCTATTTATTGTGAATTTTGCGGTAAATGTTACAAAACAATCGTTAACTTAAACAAACACATATTATTATGCGAAGTAGTAAATAGAAGCTTAAATAAACATATCGATAAACCTAAAAATGAAAACGTGCCATCGCCAGAAACTATGTATAAAATAATAGAATCATTAACAATCAAATATAACAAACTAGAAGAAAAAATGGAACAACTACAAAAATGGGTTGATAAAAAGAAGAAAAAAATCAATATAATAGAATGGTTAAATGAAAATGATAAACTAACGCCATCTTATGAGTTTGGTAGTATAATTGATCAATTAAATATAACGCAAACAGCAGTCGATTATTTATTTACAAATAGTTTTTACGACACCGTAAATGAAATATTATCGAACTTTTATAATAGTAATAATCCAGAAAACAATGTAATACCATTATTTGCGTTCAATCAAAAGGCAAATCTAATATATGTTTTTAACAAAAATGAAGAACAAAACAATTCATGGAAAGAATTATCAAAAGACCAATTAGTCGATTTTCTAGATAAAATTCAAACAAAAATCTCAAGATGTTTAAAATCATGGAAAAACATCAATGAAGATAAAGTACGAAATGACAACAAATATTCGGAGTTATACAGCAAGACAATTATAAAGATAATGGATGTTAAGTTTAACAACGAAACAACCATAACAAGATACAAGTCAATGCTTTATAATAAGATAAAGGTAGACATGAAAAGTTTAATCGAGTATGAGTATGAATTTTAGATAAAATTATAAAATAAAATACAAAAAATACAAAAAATACAAAAAATACAAAAAATTATAAAATGTTATAATAAATGGACATAATTTTAATTTCAACAATCTACATTACACTACTTTTTTTTATAAGTGGATTGTATAAAATAAAGGATTTTATACAAGTTGTTAAAGAGTTCACAAATAGAACAAAAATACCATTTATGCTTTCTAAAATAATTATCATAGGCGTTATTTTATTAGAAATCATTGCTCCATTAATTGTATCTCTTTATTCATACAATCATAATCCATTATTACATACATACGCAAAATTATCTCTTTTAGGATTAATTGTGTTTATAATTTTAGCTACATTTTTGTATCATTTTCCACCTGTTGGTTCAAATTATTATTCTTTTATGTCTAATCTATCAACACTGGGTGGTTTACTGTTACTTTATAAGCATTTTAATTTTTTTTAAATAATAATTTTTAAATAATAATTTTAAAAATTATTTTTTTATTTTATATACAAATATACAAAAAATTTAAGCAACAACAGGGTAACTAGGTTGCATTCCAATACCGCAAATACCCTGGTCATTGGTAGAATCACTACGAGCAATCTTAACATAGCCTTGCTCTCCCCATGAAGTTCCCCATGAGTTCTTAACCAACCAATACTTAATACCATTCTCAGTTCCATAACCAACAATTAGAACACCGTGGTCCAAGTTAGTTCCACAACTAGAAGAAGTCAAAACACCACTAGTATATGATTGAAAATATTTGGTATCAGCCTCAATCGCAATAGAAACAGGAGCATTCGCTACGGCCTCCTTCAAAGCTACTTGATTGTTAGGCTTAACATCAGCACAACCGGAAACAGAAACAACGGCAGAGCAACTGTGGCAAGAACCATCCTTCGCAGTGTAAGGGTAAGAAGACTCAGTACACATACCGTGGTCAACCGCATACTTGAACGCTCCGTCCATTTGTCCACCATTACATCCCATACTTCCGTATTTAAGACCCGCACAATCAACCAACTCTTGCTCAGAAAGGCTAATTAGCTGACCCTTCTTAATGGCCCAAGCTCCCTCCATGGCTCCAGAGGCAGAAAAGGTCCAGCATGAACCGCATTGTCCTTGATCCTTAACAGGAGTAACGGCATTGTGAGCACGCCAATCATAAGAATCAGGAACAGTCTTTCCAGTGCCAGAAAATGACACACAGTTAGAAGCTCCTAATTCAGCCCTCTTTAATCCACTAACAAATTGTTCCTTAAATTCTTGAGGTGTCAAATCAGTAAATTGATTAACACCCATAGTAAAGTTCTGGTTAACGTCTAAATTGTGGATAATAATATTGCGAAGATTAGAACGGAAAACCTGGAATCTGGACTCCAACTCTTCTAAATTTTCGTATTTTTTGGCAAACTTCTCTTGAAAGTTGCTAAATTGTTTCCACTCATCATTCGCTGAAATCAAATTCTCAGTACGTAAATTGCCTTGAGCACTGTAGGCCGTAAAAAACAAGCTTAAAAGTAAGAATAAACTAAACATTCCTTATATACATTGTTTATACTTTTCTTTTTATTATGTTTGAAATTATTAATAAAAAAGTTTTTCATAAAATTATATTAAAAAAATTGTAAATTATTAAATTTGTAAATAATCAAAATAATTACACATCATATTGTGTCTTAAATTGCTCCAAAGTTAGCACAGGAATGCCAATTCGTTTAGCTTCTAAAACCTTACTACTTTCTTCCGAATTCGAATCCTTAACCACAACACACAACGTATTTTTCGACACACTGGACCCCATTTTTGCTCCAACATTTTTCAATACAGCCTCTAATTCTTTCTCTCTAAAACCAGTAAATACAATCGTTTTCTCGTAAAGCGGATTCGAAGTATCTACGGTAGATTTGCTTATGGTCACTTCGTTTTCAACGTTTGATAAAAGAATCTTCTTTTCTAGACCACATTCTTTCATAAAATCAACAAATGCTCCAATCCTTTCAACAAATGCCTCAGCTGTTTTTTGCGCCATTCCCTTCATATCAGCGATTTTCGCAATTTTTACTTCATTATTTTCCTTAGAAGTCAATACATCAGGATACAAACTAAACACCAGTTCTATCTTCTTACCACTAAATCCGCGACCAAAAACATTGGATGCTGACATTAAAGTTATAATCGATGCGCTTTCCAATTTCTCTCTTATTCCATTATAAATCTTTGATGCCATTTTCATTTTAAAACCTTCCACTTCCAGAAAATTATCAACAGACATATTGATTATTTTTGCCACAGAATCATAACCAGCACTAATAATACGACTTACATTGCCACTGCTTAATCCTTCAACACCAATTCCCCTGAAGAAACCAGTAATATTCTTTTCTTTAACCGTCTCATCATTATCAATATCCTCTAGCATAATATCAACGCCAGTATCATTCCATTTATAAGCAATATCTGGCATTTTTGCAGTCTCAGCAGGCATCGTAACTTTGCGAATATGTGGTATGACATCTCCACTGCGAATCAACTCAATAAGCGCTCCAACACCGACCTTATTATCCCTAATAAAAGATCCATTAAATCCAGTAGCATATTCAATGCGAACACCACCTAAAATAAGCGGTTCAATTTGTACACGTGGTTTCAAATATCCGTCCTTACTTGGCGTCCATAACACATCAACAACCTTCGCCTCAGCAATTTGCTCAGATAAAACCATTTTAAAGGCAAATGCGTGGTCTGGGTTACCAGTTTTGCGGTCATAAATCTTATCATCGCACACAATAACGCCATCAATTTCGTAATCGTAATTAGTGCGCCAGTCGACTAAAACCGAAGATAATAATTCATTCGATATTTTCGCCTCTAACGCATTCAACACAACTTTAACATTTGATACACGCAAATATGCCATTTGGTCAGACGGTTTTAAAATCGGTTTAATTACTTCATATGCCACAAAATCAACGTCTTTTATTTTTTCGTCAATGTGCTTATGATTAATAATGCCGGAAACCAGATTTCGCGGATTCGCAAAAGTACCCTTGTATTTTGCCTCGAAAACCGCCTTAGCTATAATAAATTCGCCACGAATAACAGTACCTTTTGTCTTTGGCAATTTCAAAAATGGAATCAAATGACTGACATCTTGACCAATTTTGCCGTCGCCACGAGTATACAATTTTGGCACAGGTCCTTCGCTCGTATAAAGAGCACTGACGCCATCTAATTTACACGATAATACATAAGGGCCACTATATTTAGCACACCAATTAACAACCGCATTTGTGTCGGGTTTAATCTTGTCCATTGACCACATTTGATAAGGTAGCGTAGCTTTCCCGCGCTCTACTGGAGCTCCGATTTCCCATATGGTTTTATTATGTGGGTATTTTTCGGCAATATAATCTTGAATAATATCGTATTCATTATCTGTCATAATGGGTTGCATATTTCTATAAAGAATATTGGCTTGTGATAAAATATTTGTCAACTGTTGTTCATTCAGATTATGTAAAACACCAATGCCATTTTTCTTAAAATCCTTAACCAAATCTTTTACAAATGGGTCTCCGTCTTCGTCTTCCTCTTCAATAATCAATTTCTTTTTTTCTTTCTTTAAAACCTTCTTTTCTTTCTTTACTTTAATTTCTTTAATTTCTTTAATTTCTTTCTTTTCTTCTTCCAATTTTAAAACCTCTGGTCCCTTAATTATTACATCACGACCATCAATCCGCTCAATAGGTGCCTTATAAACTAGATTCAAATAATCGAAAATATCCTTTTCGTCCTTAAAACTATGACTCACTTTATCACCCTTCTTCTTACCAGAAATGCTATACATTCCGTGCTCATTCATTGTTAAGTCCATTGTTAATGCTTGGTGTCTCATAACCGTATTAAACACCTTACTTCCTGTAAAATATAGAACTGAAAATGGATACTCTTCGGGGCTTGTATACAAGAAATCAACACGTCTGGCAAAAGAAGAACTGGGAATCTTTGCTATAACAAGGCATTTACTTTGCCCTCTAGAGAGAACTTCTAAAATAATACCCTTTTTAATCAAATTGTCAATAAAGTCCCTAAAAACTTCTCCATTTTTAGACGTAATAATAACATCAATATCGCCTGAAGTTTGAGCTCCGCGACGGTAAGAACCTACAATTTCATAAACGCTTTCTTTATCGCCTTTACTTTCGCTTGCGCTTACAAAAATCTTCTTAAAAATCGCATTGTATTCATCTATTTCGCTTCTAGGAATGCGCTGTAAAATATCTTCATAGTATTTTAACCCGACTTTTTGTGTATCATTTAACAATGTGTCAGCCTTGGACCTTAATTGTGCTATATTGGTAATGCCAGCTTCCACTAATTCTTTTGCCTTTTTAGGCCCGACACCATAAATATCGGCCAATACATTAACTGGATTGTTTTTCTCTCTTTCAATAATCTGGAGAGTACCTGTTCGAACATATTCACTTAACTTTTCCATAATAGCAGGACCAATACCTGGTAACCCTTTTAATTGATCTGGACTATAAATATCATCTTTATAAGACATAATTGTTTCTTGAGCTTTTTGATATGCCTTTCCGCGAAATGGTTGTCCTTGTTTCATGACAATTTCATATACTTGACCCATAATGTCACTAAAAACACTATTATAAACAGTAGCTTTTTCTTTAATATTAATATTCATATTCATCTTTTCTTGATTTATCTTTAAATCCATTTTTTCAGGAGAATTTTTATCAATTTTTTCTGAAATTTTCAAAACAGACGGCTCCAAAATAAGTTTTCTTTTTTTGCTGTATTTTCCAGATTTAACATATTTTCGCTTTTTTGTAACATTTTTATCAGTTGAATTTTTTCTTGAAGATGAAGATGAAGATGATATAATAATTAATTTTTTCTTTTTTGTTTTTTTATTATCCATAATTGTAATTATATATATATTCAAATAAAACAAAAAAAATATTTACTACTCACATAGTAAAATTATAAATTTAAATAAATAAATTAACAATTATTTTCTTCTAGGTTTTCTCCAATTATCGTCATCATCTTCTTTATTGTTATTATTTTTGTCATAATTATTATTTTTGTAATAAGGAAGCGGAGGACATACAGGTGTAGAATTAGACACAGGTGTAGAATTAGAAACAGGAGCTTTATACACAGAAATTTTCCAAAACCACGGGTCATCATAAATAATTTTAATATCTTTACCATTTAAAAGCCTTTCCTTAGCAATATTTGCGTTTTCAGTATTATACCATTTATTAATATGAATGAAAATCCGCATATATTGTCCTCCCTTTTCATTTTGTTTTTTAACCAAATCAATCCTCCCAATGCTCCCAATATTTAAATTGTTGAATATATTGCGAACAAATGGCTCTGAAATGTTTACATCTGTTCGAGGAATACATAATGTTTTACATCTTTGTTCATCTATATTGTCCATTATACTTTATTATTATAAACTATATATAACCTATATTTCAAGTTCAATTTTTTTTTAATAAAAGAATTACTCTATATCAAACAACTAGTTTATACGTTAACATATTCAAATTGTACAAACGGATTTACAACAACAACACTATCAGCATTAACAATCGGTTCAGCAACAACAATCGGAACATAAACTTCCTGATGGTCAAAATTCGACTGTTGGAACGTCGTCAAGGACTCATAATAATCCTTCACCTTTTTATTAATCATTATTTTTTTCGCATCAAATGAAGTCAAATAAAGCCCATCCAACGATTTAACACGCGAAAGTGCCACATATGTTTGCCCGCATTCGAAAATCCCGCTTCCCACATCGATTTCCGCCGCATCCATCGTAGCCCCCTGTGATTTATGAATGGTTAAAGCCCACGCCAAAATTAGCGGTATTTGCGACACACATATGCCTGGTATTTTTTCGCTTAACCACATATGCCTCATCATTATCATCTCAATACCATTATTATATTTAACTCGAGGCAAACCAGAATGCTGACAAAATCCAACAATAATCCCTTGACTTCCATTACAAACATCAATACCCTTGTCATCGGGCGATTTTATGTTCACTATACACATAACCTGTGCCCCAATCTTCAATCGAATATTTTTATCGCATATTAAATTCGCCGACAAATAATCGAGTTCCATTTGAATCTCTTTTTCGTTGTATTGCGCACGAATAATGCGGTCATTTTTCCCAGGGATTTCCACATCTGTAACCAATTTCAACTTGAATTCCTTCTCATCACCTTGAAGCACACTCATTTTCGAATTATTAATATTTTCCACTTTCATCTTTGTAGGAAACAGTTTCGTCGGCTCTGCCACTAAACCCGGAGCATATTGTCGCCCTACATATTGAAGGAGCAAATCATTTGCCTTGCGCTTAATCTTGCCTTCGCGTATTTGATTCAAAATCCCGGCATAAATGTCGTCGGTTTGCCTGAAAATCTTGACAAATTGGATTTGACAGTCGCGGTGGAAAATGGAGTTCCAATCGTCGCTTTCGAAACAGAATCGCATGGAATCGGAGTCATCTTTATCTCCAACAGGTGGAAGCTGATAAAAGTCGCCTGAAAATATTAATTGAATTCCGCCGTATGGTTTACTTGAACCTCGAACAGCCTTGCCGATTTCGTTTAAAATGGTAAATAATTTTAATGACAACATACTAACTTCGTCGACGACTAATATATCTGTGCCTTTCCATAAAGCTTTTGCGTATTTATTGGATTTTATTTTTTTTATGAGGTTTTCAATTGCTCCTTTTCCTAGGCCAATTCCAGCCCATGAATGGAGGGTTTTTGCGTTACAATTGAGTAACACCGCAGCGCAACCAGTAAGTGCGCAAACGTGAATGTTTTTTTCGAAATTTCGCGCGTGTTTATATATTTTTTTAATTAATGCTGATTTTCCTGAACCGCCGGGTCCAGTAATAAATATATTTTTGCCTAGAACATATTTATCAAATGCTAATTGTTGTTCTCTAGATAATTCCATTATTATTATATTTAAGATGTAATTATCTATTTATTATGATTTAATAAATCAATTTTTTTATGAAACTTACTTATGTACAAGTACAGTAATTAAATTTTATTTATTTGATTCTAAAATTGTAACACGTGTTTTCAATTCTTTAACCGTTGTTTTCAATTCTTGTATTTCTTTTATCAAAATACCGATTAATCCGTTGTAATTTACAGATTGCATTTCTGTACCATCTTTTTCACCACTTACTAAAAATGGGTAATGTTCTTGTAGTTCATGCGCGATTAATCCAATATCTCTTTTATTTGATTTTTTATTTATGTATGTTACTGGCCTTAAATTGTCAACAATTACGTGTTCATTTAATGGTTCAACATTTTCTTTAATACGGTAATCTGAACCTGAGTTAAATGAAGTAGCTCTTACCTGACTAGCTACAACTACATCTCCACCACGCGGATTTAGATATAAAGGTTGTGTAGTTGAATTTCCTGCTACGCTTATATAACCCCATCCATTATTATAATCTACACCTAGAGCCATACTATATGGTGTTGTACCTGTACCACTATTAGGTTTTGTTGAAGTCAATAATAAGTTATGATTATTTGTTCCATTTCCATTAAAATCTGGTTGAACATTACTCAAAGTATCTCTATTTCCTATACTCTTTATTCCAGCAAAGTTGCCATTCCCACTAACATCCAATGTATATTGAGGATTAAATTTATTACCAATTCCAACATTACCACCTTTTGGGTTTAACAATAATGGTTGATAATTTTCTGAAAATGAATTGACAGTTTGAACAGATTGAATAGCTGACACCGAACCTTCATTTGCAGTAAAATATGCTCCTAAATATAATTTTGTTGGACCGGCTGTTGTAGTAATTGTTAAAGCAGCAGGTAAAGGAGTTTGTGTTAAATCTGAATAAGGATTACATCCATTTATAGTAAGGTTTGCACCATTACTACCTCCATTACTATTATATATTCCAGTTAATGTCATACCATTTACTAACGGCTGTGTTCCTGTTAGATTAGTGGTTACTGAATTCAAATTCACATTAAATAACATTTTTGAATTATATCCACCACCACCACTTGAAATTGATGATATATCTTGTGCTATAATAGAACCAAGAGGACAATTTCCAGTTAAAGTCCAAAACTCAATATTACAAGAACCACTATAGTAGACTTCTGTATTATTTTGTAACTTTAATAAAGCTCCTGAATTTCCTTTAACTGTTAGCGGTATTGAAGTACCAGTAGTTCCTATTCCAACATTGCCATTTGTATAATAAATATTTGAATTAATTTTACCCCATTGTATAGGTCCAGTGGGTCCAGTAGGAGCTATAACATCACCAATAAAGCCATCAGGGCCTTTATAACCAGTAGGTCCAGTTTTCCCTGTTTGTCCAGTTTGTCCAGTATATCCTTGAGGTCCAGTATATCCTTGAGGTCCAGTAGGTCCTGTTTGTCCTGTTTCTCCAGTAGGTCCTGTTTGTCCTGTTTGTCCAGTATATCCTTGAGGTCCAGTAGGTCCAGTTTTACCAGTAGGTCCAGTATACCCTTGAGGTCCAGTATACCCTTGAGGTCCAGTTTGTCCAGTATATCCTTGAGGTCCAGTAGGTCCAGTTTTACCAGTTTGTCCAGTATATCCTTGAGGTCCAGTTTGTCCAGTATATCCTTGAGGTCCAGTAGGTCCAGTATATCCTTGAGGTCCAGTTTGTCCAGTATACCCTTGAGGTCCAGTTTGTCCAGTATATCCTTGAGGTCCAGTAGGTCCAGTTTTACCAGTTTGTCCAGTATATCCTTGAGGTCCAGTAGGTCCTGTTTTCCCTGTTTGTCCAGTATATCCAATAATACCTGTCCATCCAATTAAACCAGTTGGACCTTGAAATCCAGTCCATCCAATGCCACCTGTTGGACCTTGAGGACCTAATACTCCTGAAAACCCAAGTTCACCTGTGTTTCCTCTAGGACCTGTAAATCCAATTGAACCTGTTATACCACTTGGACCTTTTGATCCTTCCCATCCAATTTCACCAGTGTTTCCCTTAGGACCTGTAACACCCCTTTCACCAGTTGTTCCTTGAAATCCAGTCCATCCAATGCCACCTGTTGGACCTTGAGGACCTAATTCTCCTGAAAACCCAAGTTGGCCTGTGTTTCCCCTAGGTCCTGTAACGCCAATTGTACCTGTTATTCCACTGGGCCCTCTTTCTCCTGAAAACCCAATCTCACCAGTGTTTCCTTTAGGACCTGTAAATCCCCTTTCACCTGTTATTCCAGTTGGACCTTGAAATCCAGTCCATCCAATGCCACCTGTTGGACCTGAAGGTCCTCTTGCTCCTGAAAATCCAAGTTCGCCTGTGTTTCCCTTAGGACCTGTAAATCCAATTTCACCTGTTATACCACTGGGACCTCTTGTTCCTGTCCATCCAATCTCACCAGTGTTTCCTTTAGGACCTGTAAATCCCCTTTCACCAGTTGTTCCTTGAAATCCAGTCCATCCAATGCCACCTGTTGGACCTTGAGGACCTAATTCTCCTGAAAACCCAAGTTGGCCTGTGTTTCCTCTAGGACCTGTAAATCCAATTTCACCTGTTATACCACTGGGACCTCTTGTTCCTGTCCATCCAATCTCACCAGTGTTTCCCCTAGGACCTGTAAACCCCCTTTCACCAGTTGTTCCTTGAAATCCAGTCCATCCAATGTCTCCTGTTGGACCTAGAGGACCTGGTAATCCTGTAAATCCAAGTTCTCCTGTGTTTCCCCTAGGACCTGTAAATCCAATTGAACCTGTTACTCCATCGGAACCTATTGAACCTGTCCATCCAATCTCACCAGTGTTTCCCCTAGGACCTGTAAACCCTCTTTCACCAGTTGTTCCTTGAAATCCAGTCCATCCAATCTCTCCTGTTGGACCCTTCGGACCTAATACTCCTGTAAAACCAAGTTCGCCTGTGTTTCCCCTAGGTCCTTCAATTCCAATTGAACCTTGTATTCCACTAGGACCTGTTATACCTGTAAACCCAATTTCACCTGTATTTCCCTTAGGTCCTACAATTCCAATTTCACCAGTAGCACCATCAGGTCCTTTTGATCCTGTCCATCCAATTGAACCAGTGTTTCCCCTAGGACCTGTAAACCCAATTTCACCGGTTGATCCTGTCCATCCAAATTCACCTGTTATACCTCGAAAACCTGGCAACCCTGTGATTCCCCTTTCACCTGTGATTCCCCTAGGACCTGTATGACCCTGCAGTCCTGTAGGACCTGTATGACCCCGCAGTCCTGTAGGACCTGTATAACCCAGCAGTCCTGTAGGTCCTGTATGACCCAATACTCCTGTAGGACCTTCATATCCTATTCCAATACTACTTTTAATTTCTAATTTTTTTTTACCTTTGTTATCAATTTTAGCATCGATAACAATACCATGTCCAGAAATAAAGTCAACAGTATCAATTCCCTCAGCAGCTATACCTGTTTTTCCATCAACATTCCAATATTTGAAAGTACTATTCATTCCTACAACTACTGTACCCGTTGGACCAACACCAGGAGTAACATCAAAACCAGAATCAATCTCAAATAAAACTTGATTCACATTTTCATAACTACTAATATTATTATTTGTATCGACTGTTCCTACTTTTAAATTGACTTTAGATTCTGTTGAAAGAGGTTTTACATCAATTTTTTGATTACTCATACTTTTTGCAAATGACATTTGTTATATATAATAATGTCAATAAAATGAAAAAATAAACAAATAAAAATAAAAAACTCAAATAAATTAATTACAATTATCTAAAATATATACACTTAAATAAATTATTAACTTTATATATATGAACCCAAATTTTGATTTGAATATTAAAAATTATAAAAAACAAGAATTAGCTGATATGTTTGAGTTGCCTCCTAATTATGACAAAAATATTGTCGAAATAAAAGAATCTAAATTAAGAGACAGTATTATAAATAACAGTGAAATTAATCAAGATATCAAAATAAAAACAATCAATTTTCTTGCTGAAGCAAAAAACATATTATGTGAAAATGTTTTCAGTGAAGTTACTAATATAAAAAAAGCGATCGAAAAATTTAACAGCCACAATATTTACCATACAAACTATGATTTGAAACCTACACAAATTGAAGATAAAAATGAACATATGGTTCAAGTGCGGACTGAATATCCTTATGCTACATCAAGACCCACAGAATTTTCAAGTGGCATAATAAATCCAATAGCAAGAACAGCAAATAAATATTTTTTAAATATTGATACACGATTTAGAACCGATTACTATAACAGTCAATCCACCAATTTCAATATAATATTACCCACGCAATTTAATGATGTTCTAACAATGCAATTAGATTCAATCGAGTTGCCACTAACTTTTTACAATATTTCAAAGCAATATGGAAATAACTTTTTCACAATAGATGCTTCTGGTTCGTCTCAAGTAATAACAATTCCAGACGGTAATTACACTTTTGACGGTATTCTTACATTACTAAATGATACTATGACAAACCTAGGCGGTCTTTTTTCAAATATAGTTTTTGAAATAGATAATACTTCAGGCAATGGTTCTGGAAGAATGGTCGTTGGTTTAAAAACAGGTTCACCATCATTTAGTTTCTCATTAAATTTTCAGGCAAACAAATTTGGTATCGAAGACCGAAACACCCCATTGCCACTAAAATTGGGATGGATTTTCGGGTTTAGAAACGGAGTTTATGTAAATAATTCGGTGTATATTTCTGAAGGTTTAGTAGATTTAAATACATTCAGGTATTTGTATTTAGTAATTGACGACCATAACAACAACGTGAGTAACAATTATTTCAGCGCATTTACAAACTCTGTATTAAACAAAAATATATTAGCTCGCATATCATTACAAGCTGATACGTATACAGTTTTGCTTCAAAATAACTTAAATATAATTACATCACCGCGCCGATATTTTGGACCCGTAAATATACAAAATATGACCATTCAATTATTAGATGAATATGGTCGAATTGTAGATTTAAATAATATGGATTTGAGTTTCTGTTTATCGCTTCAAACATCTTATGATGTTTAGAATAATAAAATATATATTATTAATAAAATATATTAATAATATAAATAATGGCACAATCGTTTAATAAAAATAATTGTTTCGGTGCTAATAGAGAGTCAATCGAGGCCGGAGATTATACTCAAAAGAAAAAGGCACGCGCTACTTATTGTAATTCAAACGTATGTATTAAAAAGAATACAGGCACCTATGAGAATTATAATTTACTTCACACAGCACAACAATTAGACACATATAATTGCTATTTACCATTTAATAAATATGATTTAAATAGAAACTTATTTACAGAATTAGACACATCTGGTCTATGTGTTCTTCGAGATGCCAGCAATAATGCGTGTGCTACCAGGATAGACCCGTCATTAAATATTTTTGATAGTTATATTATTGACCCGAGTGGCGTTTTATTTGGAAATTCTGTTTGCGGGTTAAATAATTTTGTGAATTTGATGAAGAATAATTAGACCCTATAAAAATCTTACATTCTTTTAATCAATCTCTTAGCCTTCGCAGAGACGCTATTTCTGTGATATTGACGCGCTCGAACATACGCCGCATAGACCCCTTTTTTACTTATTTTACACGTATTTTTTTTACAAATGGGAAAAGATTTCTTAGAACCAAGAAAGCATTTTTTACCGCATTTTTTCAACATAACAGTCCTTTGTTTGAAACCAGGTTTTTCATTCGCCCAGCCTTTCCATGGATTATTTTTTCTAAAATTTTGAGTCATTTTTTATTATATAAATTATAACAATATAATTATATTATAATTTATATAATATAATTATGGAACAAGATAAAGTACCAGTAGCAACACAAGTTTTAACACAAGTCGAACCCCATAATGGAATAGAAGAAGCAAATAAAAAGAAAGAAACAATGCTTAATACTGTTTTAGAACTGTTGAAATTAAATAAAGAAGTTTCAAAAGCAAATGTTGAAGCTAAAAGCGTTCATTCAGATGATGAGACAGAAGCAGAACATATCAATTTTCAAATAGATGACAGCAATAGTGACAGCGACGATATTGATGTAACTCAAGATGATAGTGATAATTATTCAGATTTAGTTGAATTGGATATGTCAGATATAAGTTTAGAAAATATAGGAACAGTAGCAAAATTATTTACAATAAACAAATATGATTCATCTGGTAATAAAGCAGACCCTTCTACAACAATTACGCAAAAAAATACGCAAATTTATAAAAAACTCACATATAAAGAAGTTGAAAGTAGAATCGATAATTGCTATTTTGAAAAAAATCACAAATATTCTAGCGCACTTGACATATTAGCAAGCTATTTAAAAGGTCAAAAATTGATTTATATGGAGTCAAAATATTACTCCGAGCAACAATTGAATAAATTGATGATGCCAGCAATTATGTTGTCAACCGCAGCAACCGTTTTGGCTGCCGTAGTCAAAGATTATGATTGGGGAGCAATATTATTATCATCTGTAAATGGTCTAATTGCTTTTTTATTAGCACTTGTTAATTACTTTAAATTAGATGCTACGTCAGAAGCGCATAAAATATCGGCGCATCAATATGACAAATTGCAAACATCGGTAGAGTTTATGTCCGGTTCTGTTCTCCTATTTCACGACAATGAACACGATAATAAAGGGGAAATAAATATATTGATAAAGAAGATTAGTAAGATAGTAGAGATAAATACAAATACAAATACAAATACAAATAATTTAATACAAGATAATATTGTTGGTAAATTGATAGAAATCGAAGACAAAATAAAGGAAACAAGTAGTCGAAATATAGAAAAAGAAATGATGGACAAATTGACTGATGTGGAGAAAAAAATATCAGAAATAAAGGAAACAAATCAGTTTATAATACCGCGCATAATAAGAATGCGTTACCCGATAATCTATAACACAAATATCTTTTCAATTATCAAAAAAATAGATGATAATAAAAAAATTAAAATAACCGATTTGAAAACGATTAAAAACGAAATACGCTACATAAAAGTAATACAAAAGAAAAATGGTTTAAACTTAACAAAGAAACAATTGAAACGAATGCGCGAATTATTTACGTTGAAAAGAAAGTCAATAACCGAAATATTAGTGTTAAAATCGGCCTTCTCAATCATAGACCAATTGTTTCAAAGGGAAATGGAAAACGCCGAAATAGAAAAGCAAAATTGGTTCTGGAATTCGTTCAATTTTTGTTGGTATATAACCCCGCATGATAAGCCGGAAAATATGAATAAATTTATTAATAAAATAATCGACCCATTTGGCGATAAAAATTTTGAAGAACGCAGTAAAAAGGTAACAAAACATAATTTTCTTGCCAATGTTTTGAATTTTTTTGGAAATAATGAAGACGAAAACAAGAATTTTTCGGATAATTCTTCTGATTATAATGATTACATTAAAGGTGGATTTAATAAAGTTTAAATCTTTTAACTTAATAATGGTTTTTAAAAAGTTCTTTAAGTTACTTTGGAGATTTATTATATTTTTAACATATGTTTTTCAAAAGTCGACGGGCCAAACAAAAAATGGACATTTTTTTTGTCCAAAATTGCAAAAGGTAAAAAGGTCTTGGCAAAACTCTTCGTTGTGACCATAAAATTTTTTAGCGTCTGGTGACTTTTTCCAAATTTTTCAATTTGTGACGATAATTTTTTTAATTAATAAAGTATTTTAATTAAAAAGTATTTAGGCAGAATTTTCTACTATCAATATATGGTAGTAGAAGATAGTGAAAAGTCGCCAAAAGTCGCTCCAAAATTTTGCTGTTATAGTTGTGATTATAATACGTGTAAGAAAAGTGATTATACAAAACATTTATCAACCGATAAACATAAAAATAATGAAAATGGTAGTAAAATGGTAGTAAATGATAGTGAAAAGTCGCCAAAAGTCGCACAATATGAATGTGATTGTGGTAAAATATATAAATATGACAGCGGGTATTATCGACACAAAAAGAACTGTCCTGGAGTAAATATCATTATTCCTAGTGACGAAACTAAAGAGAAAGAATTAATATTGATGTTAATAAAACAAAATTCACAGTTAATCCAGCAAAATGCTGATTTAGTTAAAAACACCTCAATAACAACAAATAGTCACAATAATACAAACACAAATACGACTACAAATAGTCACAACAAGACATTTAATCTTCAATTTTTCTTGAATGAAACTTGTAAAAATGCGATGAACATAACGGATTTTGTCGATTCAATTAAACTTCAATTATCGGATTTAGAAAGCGTGGGTAAAATAGGCTATGTTGAAGGTCTATCTAAAATCATTATAAAGAACCTAAATGCCCTTGATGTTACTGAGAGACCTGTTCACTGTAGCGATTCAAAACGAGACACTATGTACGTGAAAGATGAAGATAAATGGGAAAAAGAAGACGAAAATAATCAGAAAGTATTACAAGCAATTGAAGATATTGCAAATAAAAATAGTAAACAAGTTAAAGAATGGAAAAAGAAAAACCCCGAATGTGCTAGTAGCAAATCTCATAAAGCCGATGTATATTCACATATAATGATACAAGCAGTATGCTCCAATAACGAAGCAAACAATAATAAGATTTTGAAGAAAATTTCAAAGGAAGTAACCATTGATAAAAGTAAATTATAATTTTGATTTTATTCACTTTTTGTCTTTTTGTTTGAGATACGCAAAAACTAGTGAATCAAGATGAGGTTTACTAATAGTACTAGTAAACAATTTACCATCAAAATTCACAGAATATGTTTTACTAGTTTCACTAGTCGTATTAGCAGTATTACTAGGCCGAGGAGTCGAAAGAACATCACCACTTTTACTAGTTGATTTTACCTTACTTTTACTTTGTAAACTATCGTACCCTGGCAACGGTTCATTAGTGTCCTTATTATACCACTGAAAATTGTCACTACCTTCTGGAGATTCTCTCTCTTCTATGTTGAATGAAATATAGTTATCTCTATTATTTATATACTCATCATTAGTAATTTTTTGTAATAATTCATATTCTATATCTTTGAAGTCACCAACTTCAATAATTGGTTTATTAACCCAATTGTTTTCTATCTCATCGTCAGCAAACATGGCTGTCTCTCTAGCCACTCTTTTTCTTTCACTTTCAGCTGTCTCTGCCTCCTCTCTTTGAATTCTATCTCTTGTTGCTTGAGCTTGAGCTTCTTGCGCTCTTCTAGCATCTTCAGCTTGAGCTTCTTGCTCTCTTCTATCAGCTTGAGCTTGAGCTTCTTGTGCCCTTGTGTTAGCTTGTACACTGTCATATGCTGTTCTCTTTTCACTATTCATTTGTACAAAATTCATCATTGCTTTTTGTTTATTCACCGTTTTGTCCTTTATATTATTTATAAAAAAATTTGCTGTATCTTCCATCAAAGCCCGCATCATTGAAGTAACTTCTGTACTGGTCAATCCTCGTGAATTTTCTGTGAATTTAAGAAATCTTTCTTCTAATTGCCTTTGTGTCGTCGTTTCCATTATGTAATATAATATAATATTAATATTATATTATTATAAAAAATACATAATTTTATTAAATATGTATTCATTTTTTTACTTTTCTTCTTATACTTTTTTTTATTCTATTTCTCAATAGTTTTATAGTTTTTCTTATTCCTACTCTATTTTTCAATAGTTTTATACTTTTTCTTATTCTATTTCTCAAGAATTTTTTACTTTTTATTCTACTACCTCCATCTTTCTTCCATCTATTATTTTTGGGTAGAACACTCCTATAAATATTTTTAGGTGCACTATTTACCCCGGGTCCAGATAGACCAGAAGGATATGAATTACTACTACTACTACTACTACTACTACTACTAGTAGAAGGAGATGAATTATTATTATATTTTTTAATTAGGTCATCTACAGTCTGTTCATATTTTTTGCGTCTATCATCATCACCTAATGGTTGAAACAGATTCGTAATATCCATATTAGGCCACCTAATAGGGTCAACTTGTTGAAGAGTTATATTAGGTATTTTAATATATTGTGGAGAACGTAGTAATAATATTGGTTCATTTGCTTCATTTTGTGGTCCTTCCCTTGGTAATCTTTTCTTTAAAATTTCTATATATGCTTCAATAAACCCAGGACTTATATTTCGGATAATTACTTTTCGTTCTATTTGATCTTGACCAGCACTCGCCGACGACATTATATAATGTTAATATATAATTATTTTTATATATTAATGCAGAATTATTATAGATAAATATTTTAAAAAAATAAAATATTTATATTTCCGACTTGCCGGAATCGAACCAGCGACAATTTGATTACTTTTTTTCAACATCTACAGTCAAACGCTCTACCAACTGAGCTAAAGTCGGGGATACTGTTAGGATTTATTTTAACTTAATCGATTTATGATTACTTTAATATACAATAATATTTGCTGTATCCTAACATATTAATTATATATGTGTCTTTAAGTAGTTTAAATACTTATATATTATTTGCGCATTTTTACATTCTAAATAGCTTATTTAAATTATGATGCGGATTACTAATTGATATACTAACATCATTGCCTCTAGAAAACATTAGTTTCTTCGATTTAATTTGTTCAATTCTTCTTTTTTCATAAATTCTACGGTTATATTCTTGGATATATTCTTCCCTTGTCATAGGTTTTTTAGGCTCATCTACTACAGATTCGTCTTTATAATCCTTGAAATATTTATTATAAATATAACTGTTTTTATCAGCACTATGAAGTTGAGGTATAGGTGCTTCTTGCTGTTTTTTTACGTTTACATTTTGATTTTGATTTTGATTTAGATTTTGATTTAGATTTAAATTATTCAATAATGTAGACGGATCAAATGTAACATTTTGTTTTTTAACGGTGACAGATGGTTGTTTATTTTGCTTTTCAATAAATTCTAGATTTCCATCTTTTGCCTTTAAATTTAATGAATTTAAGATATCATCATACGTTAGAGGTTTCATAGTGACAGTATTTTTACTAACATTATTACTTTGTTCATTATTTTTATGCCAGTAATTAGTATAAGTTGTTAAATTTGAACTTGAATTTACGTTTATAATTTCATTATTAAAATTATTGTTATTAAAATTATGTGATTCATTAAATCCAGAATCTTTAAAATCATATTCATCTAATTCGGCAAAAGTTAAATCCATTACTAAATATATTATTAATTTATTAAATTTTTGTAACTTAACTGAAAATAAATAATATTTTTTATATAATAATATATTAGATAGAATGGTAAATAGAATGAATAATACACTTGTATTAAATAGTGGTTCTACGCAATCAGTGTTAATTAACAATGGTAAAGCTAAAACTAGTGGGTTAGAATGGAACGCTAATTACAATGGAAATATTGCTAATGTGGATTTAAAACTGAACAATAATGGTAGAGAAAAACAATTTAATGTAGAAATGACAAATAATGAGCTAGAAAAATTAGCTGATATGCTTGTTGTTCCTAGACCCGTTAATAAACCAATTCATAACAGAATTTTAGACGACTTTAATGAAAATAATATGGATTCGTCTATACCTATGATAATAGAACTGGATAATATTAAGCCTGATACACAAAGTTCACGCCATAATAGCAACTTTTTAACACATATTTCTAGTCCAAATAGTTTCGAAGATTTAATTATACCTTTCAATCAACAATTAAATAAAACTTCTAGAAGAAGAAAAAGACCTAAAACTTATAGGGTTATAAAAGTTAAAAAAGTTAAAAAACACAAAAGACCTAAAACTTATAGGGTTATAAAAGTAAAAAAAAATAAAACGTCGTCAAGAAGAACGTCGAGAAGAACGCCGAGAAGGTCGTCAAGAAGGTCGTCAAGAAGGTCGTCAAGAAGGTCGTCAAGAAGATAATATTTATTATAATTAAATTAATTTTAATAAATAATATATTATGTAAGTAATTTACAATTAAAATAATTAATACAATTATATATAAATGTCATTTAGAAAATATGGTGGAATCGATTACTCCGAAAGAAATAATATTGTAAAAAATAATTATACAACCACTAACAATTTAACTGTAACTGATACAATTACACCACAAGTTACTACAGTTAAAGGTGAACAAGGAAATCCAGGACAAACAGGATCTACAGGACCTACTGGTTTTCAAGGTCTAACAGGTCCTACTGGTTTTCAAGGTCTAACAGGACCTACTGGTTTTCAAGGTATTACTGGACCTACTGGTGTTACTGGACGAACAGGACCTACTGGTTTTACTGGACGAACAGGACCTACTGGACAAACAGGACCTACTGGACAACCAGGACCTACGGGTCTTCCTGGAACAAATGGAACAAATGGAACAAATGGAACAAATGGAACAAATGGAACAAATGGTGTAACAGGAGCTTCTGGAACAAATGGAACTGATGGTAAACCTGGACCTGCTGGAAAAGATGCTTTACCAACATATGGAAGTTTTAATAATTTTGGATTAAACTGGACTCCAATGAAACCAAAATCTAATTGGTCTGGAGTAGCTATTTCAGAAACCGGTCAATATCAAACAGCAGTTTCACAAGGAAGTAATATTTATACTTCAAGCAATTTTGGTGTAGATTGGACTTCAATTCCTAATTATTTATTTGATTGGGTATCGATAGCTATGTCATCAACAGGTAAATATCAAACAGCTTTAATTAATGGTGGAAATATATACTATTCAAGTAATTATGGTGTTTCATGGACTCCATTATCAGGAACAACAAACACATGGACTTCAATATGTATGTCATCTTCCGGCCAAAATCAATTGGCTGTAACTTCAGGGAATGTAGGTTTAATATTTGTTTCAAGTAATTATGGTACTTCATGGAAACAAATTTCTATTATAACTGGTAATTTTATATCAGCATCGATGTCATCAACAGGAGAATTTCAAACAGTTGTATCTCAAGGAAGTGGTGGATTAATTTACGTTTCAAATGATTTTGGAGCAACTTTTACTGCTGTTTCAGGTTTAAATAATGATTGGCAAAGTATTAGTCTTTCTCAATCAGGACAATATCAAACACTTTGTGCTCAATATAGTCAAAATATTTATATTTCAAGTGATTATGGTGTTACATGGAAGACTGTTCTTATTACAAATAGTTATTCTACAAATAATTATTCTAATTTTTATTCGGTATCTGTTTCTGGAAACGGACAATATCAAAGTGCTGTTGTAAATGGTGTAGGTAGTTCAATTTATATATCTACTAATTATGGTTTAAATTGGTCTTCATTACCTAATATGATTGGTAATTGGACATCAAACGCAATATCTACAAACGGTCAATACCAAATAGCTTCTAATAGTGGTGATGCTCTTTATATTTCTATTTCGAATAATACTGGTTCACAAGGACCTAGTGGAGCAACAGGACTAGCTGGAACAAATGGAAAAGATGGAACAAATGGAAAAGATGGAACAAATGGAAATGATGGAGCACAAGGACCTAAAGGTGAACCAGGAGCTGATGGAGCAACAGGACCTAGAGGTCTTCAAGGTGAACCAGGTCGTGATGGTCAACCAGGTCAACCAGGTCAACCAGGTGAAGATGGTCGTGATGGTCGTGATGGTCAACCAGGTCAACCAGGTGTTCCAGGACCTCCAGGTGATCCAGCTCCTGGTGGAGATGGTTATTGGTCTTTAACAAGCAACACTATATCACCTCTAAACTTATATAATATATCTGGAACAAATGCTAATTTTACAGGAAATGTTGGAATTGTAACCACGAATAATTCAATACCACTAATAGTTAAAGGAAATTCAGGAGCTTTATTAAAATTACAAAATAATAAAACACTTGGTACTGGTGGTTATTCTAATATTGAATTTTGGACGAGTAGTGATGATTATCCTCTTGGTTCTATTACAACACAAGAAGATTTATCAGATACTACAAATACTACATTTAATTCACAAATGTTATTTAATGTTAATTATGATTCAACGAGCACTGCTTTAACAGGGACTAAACCATTAGTAAATGGTATGACATTAACTGGAAAATTAAATAGCAGTGGTGACAGTACTTTTTATCAAAATGGTGCAAACCTTACTATAAATGGATGTACACTTTATTCAGATTTAACAGTGTCTCCTATGCCTGCTGGTTTAACAATTACTACAACAACCGGTACAGAACGATTATATTTAGGTGCATATTATACACCTCAAGGAGCTCAAGGAGGTTCGGCGTCAGCTATTCAAGCTGTTAATTATTATTCTAGTAAAGACAATGTTGAACCATTATTGTTAAACCCAAAAGGTGGTAATGTTGGAATTAATCAGATAAATCCTCAATACACATTGGATGTTAGTGGGAATATTAACGTTCAAGGAGCTTCAGGAACTTTATTAAGATTAAAAAATAATACAGAAGTTTACAAGAATGGTTCTGCTAATATTGAGTTTTGGACTTTAACTGGAAATTGTCCTCTTGGTTCTATTTCAACAAGAGATTTATCAAGTGGAAATGGAAATTATCAATCACAAATGTCGTTTAATGTGAATTCTGGTTCAACGAGTATTGGTGCATTAGTAAATGGTATGACCTTAACTGGAATAACTAGTAGTAGTGCAAACCTTAGTGTTAATGGGACTATAAACGCAAGTGGTTATTTAAATGTTGGACCTTCTTTAAATATGTATTCAAATAGTACTGATTCTTATATTCAAAATACTAATAACGGTTGGTTGCATTTGGTAAGTAAAAATGGTGCTTCTGGAGTAACAATTGGTCAACAAGGGAATGTTGGAATAATGGCCGACCCAACTACCGATTATGCACTTAATGTTAGCGGGAATGGCAAGTTTAGTGGTAATTTAACAGTAAATGGTATTATCTATGGTAATGCTACAAATGCTACAAATGCTATAAATGCTACAAATGCTACAAATGCTACAAATGCTATAAATGCTACAAATGCTACAAATGCTACAAATGCTACAAATGCTACAAATGCTACAAATGTTGCAATATCAAGCATTCAAACAAATAATACTTATTATTTAACATTTACAGCAGGAACAGGTAATAAACCTCTTTTTATTGATTCTGATGCAAGTCCACTTCAATACAATACAACCAGTGGACAATTACAGTGTGTATCATTTAACGCAAGTTCAGATTACCGTATTAAAGAAAATGTTGAAACATTAAATGAAAATATGATTGTCGACAATTTAAGACCAGTAACATACATAAATAAAAAATCAAAGAAAAGAGATATAGGTTTAATTGCTCATGAACTACAAGAACATTACCCATTTTTAGTAAGTGGTGAAAAAGACGCAGCAGAAATGCAATCCGTAAATTACAACGGATTGATTGGTATTTTGATAAAAGAAATACAAGAATTAAAAACACGTGTTAAAATTTTAGAATCAAATAAATAAAAGTGAATTAAATATACTTGTTTAAATTAGTAGTATATTTAATAAAGAAGATGACAACATTGTATCCTGTTTTAGAGACGATTAACAGTCACGAGCGTGACAAAAATATACTATTCTATGAACCAACTCACACATATACTATTACAACAGACCCAACAAACAAATATACATCTGTAACAACGTGGAATCATTCTCATTTTCCTCATTTTAACGCAGACCAAGTAATAAAAAATATGATGAGAGGCAAAAATTGGAAAGAAGGTCACAAATACTGGGGCTTAACAGCAGAGGAAATTAAGGCCCAATGGAACGCAAATGGTGCGGCGGTTAGTGGAGCAGGAACAAATATGCATTACGAAATTGAGTGTTTTATGAATAACTCTAGTATAGAAGAAGAGAACTATACACACGAGCAATTGTATACAAATTATTTAGAAACCCAATTAACAAGTAAGAACCCGATTATAGAGACACCAGAATGGCAGTATTTCATAAAATTTATACAAGAAAACTCACAATTGAAGCCTTATAGAACAGAATGGACGGTGTATCACGAAGAAGCAAAATTGGCTGGTTCCATAGATATGATATATGAGAACCCTGATGGGACATTATCCATATATGATTGGAAACGAGCAAAGGATATTAGTCGGATAAATACTTTCAATAAATTTGCTCTAAATAAAATCATATGTCATATGCCTGACTCTAATTTCTGGCATTACGCACTTCAATTAAACACCTATAAAAAAATCATCGAAGACAAATATGGTAAAATAGTAACTGATTTATATTTAGTAAGACTTCATCCAGATTGCGAAGATAATACATATGAACTGATTAAGTTACCAGATTTAAAGAAAGAATTAAATGAATTATTTGATGAAAGAATTAAACAATTTGTTAAAAATGCTTAAAAATAAAAATAGATTATAAATATACACAAAATGGATAATAATTTTATAAATCATAATCAAAACCAAAATATTTTTTTAACAATCGAAGATGTATTAAATTATCTTTTTATAATTTATTTTTTTACAAATGCCACAAAATTATACACCATTTATAATAATAATAAGACATATATTGACGACAAAGTAATAAATTTGTGTAATAGTGGAACAAAATATGCTGTCACTATTAAAAATACCATAAGTCATAAATTGGTTCACTATATTAATGTAATTAATCAATATTATAGACCTAAAATCGAAGAAAATACTGTTGAAACAAAAGTTGTAGAAAAGAAACCAGAAATAAAATATGAGGATAAATACTTAGAAGAAATGAGAAATATGCCGAAAGAATATATATTTACAGAGGAAGAATTGAAAACAGAAGCAGAAAAGATAACGGAATTTTCGAAAATTGCTACAAAAGAATTAGAGCAATCAATCATTGATTTAAATAATGAAATAAAAAATCAAAAATACAAAATAAAACAAATTGAAGAATTTGATTATGATGATTGTTCGGAAAATTGTGAAGAAAAGGCTGAATTAAAAACGGAAGAAATAGAATTAAAAGAAGGTCTAGAATTATTACAAATGAAATTAGAAGAACTATGTACAGCTGAAATTGATATAGAAAATATAAAAATTGAAGCAAAAGAATATGTTATTAAAGAGCGTTTAGATAAAATGAAGCATAATTTTATCATAGAAAAAACACCTCTAGGGAATATAGTAATGATTTATAATAATACAAGAGGAACATTTGATTATTATAGTGACAGTAATATACCTTACCGATTTCTGGAAACGGTTGGCAGAAAATATGTATTAAAATTTAATTGCCGTCCAATTTTTATAGATATGGAAGAAGAATTGAAATTGTATGAATTAAAACTAAAGGAAAAAGAGGCAAAAGAAGAAGAGAAAAAGGAAGAAAAGGAAAGGGAAGAAAAGAATGATACAAAGAATGATACAAAGAATGATACAAAGAATGATACAAAGAATGATAGAAAGAAGAACATTTTTGCTAAATTTAAGAGTTACAATAGAGAAGCTGGTTCTGGAAAGGTAAACACCGCAGCACCACCGAAAAATAGCATACCAAATACAAAAATAACAGACGATACTAAAAAAAATGAGAAAATGATATTAAAAGAAAACGCAAATCGATATACTTGTGAGGGTCGTTTTTCAAATTTTAATATACTACAAAAGGTAGATAGGAAGAAAGTTGATAAGAAATATTCAACAACCTTTGCTGATTTTAAGAAAATGCAAATGGAAAAGAAAACTAATTAATTTATTCAGCCTATTTTATTTTTAAATATACCTTTGAAAAATAAAATAATATATTTAAAATATAATGAGTAATCAAAGTGAAGTTCAAACACCAGAAGTAAATAATACACCAGAAGTAAATAATACACCAGAAGTAAATAATACACCAGAAGTAAATAATACACCAGAAGTAAATAATATAAAAAATAGTGATCATGAAGAAGAATTATCAGCTCCAGCAAAAGCATTTTTAACTTATATAGAATTTATATATCGAGTTTTAGACAAAGCAGGTGTATCAGGTATCAATATGTTAGGTTCTTTTTTTCAATTAAATGTAAATGGAAAAAAAATATCCGAACAAGAACCAGGAGAATTGGTTAGTGGATTAAAAGGTTTATCAGAAAAAATGACTGACCCTAAGGTAAAAGAAGCATTGTTTATAGCTATTGACAGATTATCACCTGTTGTTCAAAAAAGCGCTAAAAAATTCGTAAATATGTTTATCGAAGTATTTAAAACAGGGCTTGTTAGTTCTGTAGCTGTAGCATGTGAAGTCCCGCCATTAAGTGTAATGTGTGGAATGAGTAAATCTGCCGCTGCTTTTTTAGATTTGGCGGCAAAATCAATGGGTATGGCATCCAGTTCTATCGATGATGTGAAGGAAGCTAAAGCAGCAACTACAGAAATATCCAATGTTTTAGCTTCTCCTACTCCTACTATTAGTCCGGATAATATGTCCGGATTACAAGAACCTGTAACAACTCAGAAAGGTGGAAGTGGAAGAGGAGGTTATATTCAAATGGGCGGAAAAACACTGAAAAGTTTGTCATCCATTCAAAACGCTGGTTCACACATTAAAAAAAGGATTGATAATTCTATTGAACAGTTTAATAATCCTTTAAAATATTACAAAAATGCTACTGGGAAAATAAAAAATAAAAATAAAAACAGTAGAAATTATGGCACAAAAAAATATAAAAGAGGCAAAAGAGCTTAGATTATTTTTACTATTTTATAAATATAATATTTTACATTCATTTATTTTGTGACTTTTTCCATTCTTTGTAGCCGTTGCTTTTACATATATTAAATGATGTGCCTAGATGGTTAAAGGCGATTTTGTAGGCCTTTTTATCACGTTCATCCATACTTTTTATATAATCTAATATTTCGCATTGCTTTTCATCAGCTAAATTATGTACAATTACTGGAATAGGTAGCCCACAATCGTTGAAAGTATTATCATTTTTCGAGATTTTTGTTAATGACATTCTTGTTATTATTATTTATTTATATCATTTATTTAAATAAATAATCTACAATTCAATTTTATTAATAATTATTTTTGTTCTAGCCTTTATATGTAATAAAAGCAATTAACTTACTTGAATTAAAAATATTAAACCGTATATCACTTGCGTTAAACATTTTAGTTACACTTGTATCCACAGTGTAACCATTTGTCATTAAAAAGGCAATTAAATTGGGCACTTCATCGACCATCATCAAATCGTCGCACCGATTATTACAAAAACTATTTAAAGATTTTAACGCAAGACCGCAATTATTATATGGAACACAAGGGTCTTTTTGTTGAAATGGGCTCAAAGGGTTGAATTGAATTTTTCTTACAAGGGTTTCTAATGGTCCTTTCGGTTGTAAATTAATAGTAATAATATTTTTATAACGTTGACATTTTTTATCTAAATATGGCTGGCTATAAAGAGCATATGTTGTAGCGTTATAATTCATTTATAAATATGATTTATTTTATTTTTGAACTATTTTTAAAATTAAAAAAAAATTAAAAAAATTCAAACAATTTTAAAAAAAATTGAAATAAAAAGTTTTCAAAAATTTAAACACACAAAATAATAATTTACTCAATCATGACAAATGGAACATCTACGAATACTGGCGCTATTGATAAACATCAATCAACTACAATTAATATTGATAGAAATATGGATTTACTACATATTCCTAATAATTTTAATGATGATAATGGAGAAGAAAGAATACTCTGTCGAGATGATGACGACGATTGTGAATCCCCACGAAGTAATAATGATACCATAAATGTTAGCATTTATCGTTATAAATTTACAGATGATTTCACAAACGAAATGTATAAGTTCTCAAAGGTTCATCAATATGATCACCGAAAGGACTTCAAAGAAGCGTGGAACGTGTGGATCGAAGAAAATGATGGCATTGTAACTGACGAAATAAAAAGATTGACGGAAATGGGATATGATGGCGACATATTAGATAAGATGTTTAAGAGTGCTCGATATTATTTCAGAAAGAAGAGCACTGAAAAAAGTGAGCCTCAAGCTCGCAGGACATATATTGGGACACAAAAGGATTTATTAGAAGCGATGGATGAGCATATTATGATTAATATTGTGAAACCAGACTACAAACCATCTGTAGCATTTAACGAGTTTTGCCAAGAAAATATTAAACTACTTCAAGAAGAAGTCACTAGACTGTGTAAGAGCGGAATAACAGATAAAAATGAGATTAAGAGCAAAGTGAAGAAAACATACAAAAACCGATACTTTATTATTTCAAAAAACAATTAAATTAAGAAATAAGAAGATTCTAATAATTTACTTCTAATAATTTACTTCTAATTGTTTATTATAGCTATGAGTTTAAGAAAACACACTGATTATAATTCCTATTTAACAAATTTAAAATATAATAATTTAGGAAATTTTTTATCCGAAAGAAACTACCGAATTATTCAATCAAATGTAAATTCACTTGAAAATACAGTGAATAATGATTATTTTAAAAAAACTGAAAATATTTATATTTCAAAAACGCCAAATTTAAAGGATGTTGATCTCAATAGTATGACTACTATAATTACACAACCAATAGATTTAAAATCTAATTTTTTATCAATTTTTAAATTACCTGCAAACCATCAGATACAAAATGGTAAAATTAAAAATATTATTAATACTTGTACTATAGAAGAAAATAAATCAGTTTATATTCATTCTACTAACTCTAGCGGTAATGGTGGATTTAGTAATTTAGGAAATATATATAATTCTTATGTTTTTCCTTGCGTTGGAGATAATATAGAGTTATCTTGGGATTCAGACAAGCAAAATTGGTGCGTCAAAAAATACGGAGGTTATTTTACTAATTATACAATATAATTATAAATCTTTATTTTTTTTGTTAATAATAAATACTTTATTTTTTTTGTTAATAATAAAGTATTTACATATATTATAAAATGTCTAATCTAGCAGATACAGTCATTTCGAGCTTGCCATCACCTATTTCAGGCAATGGTATATTTAATGTTAACGCTGTTGTTCCTAATAGTTACAGTTTATTCGATCCATCTTCAGCAAACCCATCAACTTCATATAGCTACCCTCTTATGGACCCCGCAAAGTTGATCGGTACTATTACAGCACCATTTATGAATGTTGGTATTCCTTCATATATTTCAACACTTTATAATAACGTTTTCAATATTAACAATAATTTACAAAACGATATACAGGATGCTGCTATTAATGATAGACATTATCCTACATCATTTGCTGTTCAAACCTATGTTCAATCACAAATAGCTGGTACACAAGTACTTAATAATGGAAGTGGTAACACATATATAGTTAATACAACAGTGAATAATACAATTATATCACAAGTACCTAATAAGTCATTAGGTTTTCAACATACCACTGGAGGTAAAAATTATGAAATTTCTCTATTATATATGGATACCACTGCTAATGCTCCAAGAGTTGGAGCAACAAAAACAGTTATGTATGGTGATGTAGTTACAACACCTCCTTTTTTATCACTTGACTCTTCTACAGGCACTGGTAAACTTATATTTCTATATGCTGGTGATAATTCATTCTTTGCCTATATGGGAGGATTTCACAAATATTATCAATTTGTATACGTAGGAGATTCTGTATCATTTGTTCAAGCTTACAATGGCACCAACTGGATATGGTTAGTTACAAATTGTATGGGTGTTTTTTCAAATGTTGTTGATGTGTCAGAAAATAGTACTATTAGTCAAATAAACGATTCTGATGTACCCAAACCAGCTGCTGCTCCAGGAGCACCAGGATTTAGTACTATGGGCGGTATAGCACTATAGTTTAAATAGAACAAACTTATTAGTATAAAAATAGTATAATAATATATTGAATATTATTATATAATGAATAACATTGATTTGAATATAGATAATTACTCGTTTGAGGACATATTAAATTTATTTAAAATTAATAAAAATTTTACAGACAAAGACTTAGAAAAATGTAAAGAAAAAGTAGAAAAACTACATCCGGCAAAATCATCCTTAAATGTCTCTTATTATGAGCTATTTAATAACGCATATAATTTTTTAGAAAACAAATACAATACTGTAATTATAGATGCCAATAAAAACGTAAAACCATATATTTTTTATAATACAAATAATAAGCAACTACCGCCAGATAATTCTTGCTATAAACCTCCGACATTTAGCACAAGAATGGTTACAATTCACACTGAAGATAGAGATATATTAAAATACCCTTTTGAAAATGTATTTGAAGTAGAATTTCCCTCTGTGCTTAAAAACACAATGTCTATTGAATTATTTGACATTACATTGCCTACTTTTTACTACAACATATCGGAATATCTTCAAAACACAAAATTATGGTTTAGTATACCCTTTTATTTTACAGACCCGATTGAATTAACTATGCCATCTGGTTACTATACATATGATGATATTTGTATAGAATTAACAAAACAATTAAATAACGTTACAACACAAAAATTGTTTAGTTTAGGTGTTTATGTATCTCCGCTTACACAATATACGTATTTTAGCGTTACATATAATGATATAGAAAGAAAATTCACAATTTATAATAGTCAAGACGATTTTATTTTATGGTTTGATAAAGTATCATCTTATGATAATTGTTCGTTTGATTGCTGGAAAATGTTGAAAAATTGGGGGCTAGCATACAATCTAGGGTTTTATAAAGACACATATGAAGCAGAATTAGACCTGAGTGATCCGAGTTTAAATTCATATTTTGTTACTTCTACAAAAATAGCTGAAATTGATATATTTAATACCATATACATGGAAATAGATACATTTAACTGGATAGATGAAATAAACCCATTTTCCATTTCTACTACGGATTTTTATAATAATGATTTTAATGGCAACGTTAATAATTCATTTGCGAAATTAACATTATCCAATGTTTCAAAATGTTATGTTCCTGTTGAAAAATTTAAAAGAGTATTACCTCATGTTGTAGAAAAAATTGGTAGATTAAAATTTAGATTCCGTTATCATAATGGTATTCTAGTAGATTTTATGCATCAACAATTCAATTTTTCGTTGAAATTTGAATGTCGCTTTAATTGTTCTTCTTAAAAACATAGTTTATCCATATTGTCTAAATATTCATCTTCTACGACAAATATTCCATTGGCTCTGTATTTGTTGTAAAATTTGGTCCAGTTTGTATCTGGATTTTGCACGATTTCTAGGCATTTATTTTGGATACTTATTTGTTGCTCATCTGGCTCGTAACCATAATTCGAGTAAAACGCTTGTAGGTCATCTTCATCTTCAAAATCTACGGATTTTGTTTCGCCATCTATGGAGCCATTAAATTCGCATATCCGCGAAGACCATAAAGGCGATTGTGAAGCATAATAAAGCCAGTTGTAATAATATGCTTCTCTAATATTGAGCTTATCTCTTTTAAGGTTAAATAAATTGAGACATTGGGAAGAATCAATGGCATATAAATATGCGTTCTTTAGTATTTTACGTGCTAGCATTTTTTCTCTCTTTGCTTCTGAACAATGAGACAAATCTACTTCGATTGTCTCATATAATACAACATCTTCGTCGTTTACTACAATATAAATGTTTTTACCTGTTTTGATTTTCTGTTGTTCGGAATAAAAGCGAAATATATATGATAACAGTATGGTTTTCGGCTCACTTAGGGTCTTTATTTTGTTCCATAATGTTACTATTTTGGATTGTTCTTTTTCTTTGTCTTTTTCTTTATTAAAATGCTCAATAATTATATTCAATGTATTCTCCATGTTTCTCTCTTCTACTATTTCTAAAATGTAAAATGCTATGTTAAGGTGGTTGCCTAATGCCAATAGTTCTTGTATACTTTCTTTAACGTTTTCAATCTCAAAATTATGAATAATTTGTCTAGACATAAATACGTCTAAATTATACGGTCTAATCAAGAAACTATTCAGTATATTCGCAATATTTTTAACATCCTTAAAATTATTTATGTTATTTTTCTTTAGTAAATATACTTCGAAAGCAGGGTTCAAGCTGGAGTAAAATTCATAATATATTTTCCATATAAGGTCAACTAATTCTTGTTTAAATCCAGAGTAATAGAGTTCGTAAGCCCAGAATAACACTTCTTCATCTTTGTTTAAGAGAGAAAGCAAAAGGGCAATTTTTACTTCTTCTATTTCGTATAAATATCGGGTGAATTTAAATGACATTTTGTTTCAATTAGTAAGTTTATATACTTTTATTTTTAATAAATTTTATTCAATTTTAAAAATAAAAAGCAATTAAATTTTAATTTAGTGATTTAATTTAGTCATAATAAAAATGGATTTATTTATTATCTACAATTATACTATAATATGACAGCTTGGAACGATTTTGTTAAAAAAATATACCACGAGGGACACGACTCAAACCCTGATTATTCATTTAAACAAGCCTTAAAAGATGCTAGTAAGCGTAAGAGTGAGATGGGTTCATCTGCTTCTGGTGTTAAATCAAAGACAATGGGCAAAAAATCAAAGAAATCAAAGAAATCAAGAAAGAACAGAAAATCAAAGAAAAACAGAAAATAAATTCATTTATTACTTTTAAATTACTTCTTCAAAATATCAAATAAAATCTCTATTTTTTCATTTGTTATTTGTTTTACAAAATTCCAATCCGTAAATTGTGTATATAATGATTCATATGTTGTCATTGTTTTTTCTATAGGTTCCCTCTTTGTAGGGTCTGGACATACATTTTTTGTTAATAAGATTGTCATTTTGCTTATTAAATTGTCTTTAAGAGAGAAAACTCGTGTCATATTACCGAATAAATGCAAATACAAAATACTAAGTGAATAGTTATCCCACGTATTACAATACTTCAAAATGTCTTCAATAATAACCATTCTCGGTTGATTAATATACCTTTTAAGAAATTCCATACAATTTGAAAAATAGGATTCCTTATAATTTTTAGAAAAAAGAGTCAAAATACTCATATTTTCTACAAAATTTCTGCTTATTAGTTCAATGCTGTTATAAGAAAGCGTATTTTCATCGTTTTTAATTAAATAGAAAATAACGTGTATTTCTAATGGTTTATACGTAAAATCGTTGATTTTATCTAAAATCTTCACTAAATACTGAGGGTTAAGCTCTTCTTTTATTAACGATAAATCGAAGTTTTTCAATATAGGTTTATGGTTTTTATCAAAAACTATGTTTTTTAGTGAAAAATTGAAAAAACATATATTATTTTCCTTTAATTGTAAAAAACTCTTTAATAAATGTTCATATGATTCTAGAATATGGGAAATAATTAATGCTGGATTTGGAAGATTAAATAAAAAAGTATTGAAAGTTATGAAATTATTGTTATTATAGCGTAATAATATGTGTTTTTGACTGTTTTCAGCATCTAATATATCGTAATAATCTAATATTTTCTGGCTTAATTGTCCCACCTTTAAAGTGCTATATTCCGTGAGAACATCGTAATATTGAGCAAAATACAAGTTTTGTTTAATTTTTTTGCTGATTTTGATATTATTTAAACAATAAAAATCGTATAAGCATATATAATTTCTATCTTTTTTTACAGGTTCTTCGTTATCTTCGTTTTCCTCATTTTCTTCGTTTTCCTCATTTTCTTCTACATTTATTTCTTTTTCTAATAATTCAACATTTATATCCATAATTCATTACTATATTTTTACTTTTAATTTATATTTAAAAATTATATATAAAAAAAATTGAAATAGAAATGATTTACTCTAATTAAATCATAATATTATAAGAAAATGGTAAAAAATCTTGGAGGAGGAAATAAATCTAAGGGCTTTGCCCGAAAGAACACTAACAGTGGTAAAGAAAAGACCACGCGTATTTCACAAGATGATTGTGAAATGTACGCTATTGTTGAAAAATATCACGGAAATAAAATGTGCGATGTATTATGTATTGATGGAGAAACAAGATTATGTCATATTAGAGGAAAATTTAGTGGAAAAGGTAAGCGAGACAATACTTTAGCAAAAAATACGTGGGTTCTAGTAGGACTACGAGATTATGAAACATTGAAAGACGGTAAGAAGCAAAATTGTGATATATTAGAAGTTTATAATGAAAAGGAAAAAGAAACACTAAAGTCGACTGTCAAAGCTCAATGGTCTTTATTTACTAAGATGGAATCGAGTGAAACATTAAATCAAGAAGAACAAGAAGAAGCTTTCTTCCAATTTATGGATAAGACGACTGAAGAACATTTAAATCTAATGAAGGCTAGTTTAGTCATCGATAAAGAGAGTTCTTCAGCTATAGAAACACAAGAAGAAGAAGACTGGATTGATGTGAATGATATTTAGATTTTAATGAATAAATAACAAAAAAGAAAAAGAAAAAATTATAAAAAATAAATATAAAAATAAATATAAAAATAAATATAAAAAATGAATATTTTACATTACAGCTCATTAAATACACTTATTAAAAATAATAAATCATCCATTAGCGAAATAAACATGCTTTATACACAATTATTATCATGCTTAACACAAACAGAGAAACTAAGTAATGATTTTTTTTTACAAAAAGTTGAAGAAATTTCTACTATTGGTGAAATAATTATTTGTTATATTTTAGATAAAAAAGATATAATAAATATAATCGGTACAGGAACAATTATTTATGAACCTAAAATAATTCACGGCGGGAAATATGTGGGACATATTGAAGATATTGTAGTTAGTGAAAAACATAGAAATTTAGGTATAGCAAGAAGTATTTTAACAGAATTAAAAAAACTTGCTTACCAAAAAGAATGTTATAAGGTTATTTTAGATTGTAGTGAAGAAAATAGAGGGTTTTATGAAAAAAATGATTTTTTATATAATGGGGTTCAAATGGCAGTATATTTTACATAAAATGATTTAAAGTTTACATTATATATAATATAATAAACTATATACATTTATACAAAATGAGTAAAAATATTTTTAAAAATGCATCTACTACTAAAAATAGTAGCAATAAAGGTAATAATAATCGTTTTAGTTATTTAAAGGATGAACTGAATGAAAAACCAATTGAAAATATTGTTGTACCTAAGAAAGAAAAAGAAAAGGAAGAAAAAAAAGAAAAAAGTAGGTTCAATTTTGATGATGATGTTGTAAATGTTTTTACAGTTAACGATGTTGAACAAGATACAAGAGATATAATAGATACAAGAGATATAAGAGATACAAGAGATATAAGAGATATAAGAGGAATTCAAAATAATTCATTATCAACTTTAAAACCACCTATAATAAAACCTGTAGAAGCAGTTACATTTGTTTATAAGGAAGAATTATTTCCTGAACTAAAAGTTAAAACTATTAATACTGTGAATCCTGAAAAAGTATCTTTTGCTGATAAATTAAAGTTAAAACAAACTGAAGTTAAAAAGGAAGACAAAGAAGTAACCACTTTATCTGAAAAATTAAAATTAAAACACAATGAAGATATTGAAGAAAGTCAAAGGAAAAATTATGAGAAAAGAACTCAAGAAGAAAAGGATTATGTAAAGCCTGGATGGGTTTACTATAGACGCGACCCAGTTACTAAAAAAATGAAACCACATTACGGTGAAAATACACAATTTGTAATAAGAGAAAAAACATTAAATGAACACATGAATTATTGGATAGATGGTGTTGTAGATAGATATTTAAGAAGAAAAGAAATGTTAGAGACCGTTTATGGAATAAATGATGATTATAGTCCTCCAGAAGAAAATAATATTGAATATTTCGATATGTTAGATGAAAAAGCAGAAGAAGAACAAGCAAAAGAAGATGAAGAAATAATGAGAAAATATTTAAATGAAAATGAACAAGATGATTATGATGAAGATTCGTATAGTAATGATTACTGGAAAAAAAGATAATTCTTCTGATAAAAATAAAATTAGTTATAATTACAAATGTATTATATGATACAAATATAATACATTATGGTTGAAAATTTAGACAATGACTGGATAAAAGATTTTGAAAAAACCTTCAAATTATATGAAGATTTTTACAAAGATAACGTCTATTTTACAAATATACATTATATTTACATAAACAAGCATAATAATATTGAAAAAATAAGCGAAGATCGTTTTTTATTTAATACTCCAAATTTAATTTCAAGAGAAGAAATTCTTAGAATACTTAAGAAAAATACGTGCTATAATAATAAACAGTATACAATATTATCCATATTAAAATTTGCTGTAAATTTAGAACAAGATGAAATAAAGGATTTTCTTAAAAATAGTGGTCATAATGATAATGGTAATAATAATAATTATGATAATTTTTTACAAACAATTAAAAATATTGATTCTATACAGTTTGAAAAATCAATCAATATGTTTCACGATTTAAATGATTTATTTTTCATTTTTTATGAAAAAACTGTCTCGAATACTAACAATGTTACAAAAAAAATTTATTTAAATAATAGTGTAAAAAGAAATAATGAAAATAATGAAAATTTTGTACCTGAACGAAATGTTAAAAAACACAATAAAACAATAAAAAATAATTGATAAACAATATAAAGAATTAATTATATTAAATATAATAGATGACAGCACTTATTAATAAACTAGATAATTATACTCCTACACAAACTGGAGAAAATGGGCATTTAGAATATTCATGGTCGAATGATATTCAAGAACAAATATGCCAGTTTAGCAGTCAATTGACTCGAACACAACACGATGGTGTTGAATCTTTACGTACTAAATACAGTAATATTTTAACTAATTTGAGGTCAAAAATTAGAAGTTCGAATGCGGGTGATGATGAAAAGAGAGAAGCGCGAAGCCATATGTGTATACTGTATAAGCTAATCGCGCAAACCCGTGATATTATTGACGGCAAAGGTGAGTATACATTGACATATATGATGATTTATGTGTGGTATACAATTTGCGGGCCTTCGTTGGCGTACTTTGCTGTAAATAGTATGGTTCAATTGAATTCGAATGAGCATCCTTATGGCTCGTGGAAAGACCTCAAGTATTTCTGTGATTACCTTATGAAATCTTTGAATGATGTTCAATTAACACATCCGTTGATTAAGCACTGTTGCTTTTTATACAATAATCAATTAAGATATGATGAGATTGCGCTGTCTGATGAAACGAAGTCAAATAATATTTCACTCGTAGCAAAATGGATTCCGCGTGAGAAGACACGATTCGGGTATTTGTATGAATGTCTTGCTTATGATTATTATAAGGAATATATTTCAAGCGCATCATCGAAAGACCCTGTTACGCAAGTAAAGGCAATGTTAAAGTGTAAAATGAATTACAGAAAGTTGTTGGCAAAGTTGAACAGTAAAATTGATACGTTACAAATTAAGCAATGTGGTAAGAAATGGTCTGACATTGATTTTAACAAGGTCACATCAATCTCAATAGCAAATCAAAAGAAGGCGTTTTTGAATGTTCAAAAGGATGGACAAAAACGAAGTGATGAACAGGACAGGGTCGTTTGTGCCAAACATTTTAAGGATCATATTCAAAGTGCTGTAAAGGATAAAAATAAGGAAGTAAAGGGCAAAAGAGTGGGTCTTACTAGTTTTACGAGTCAAGCCATAGAATTGATAGAGTCAAGACGTAACGGTATAAATAGTGAATCTTATGAAATGGAATGCGATTTATTAAATTCTCAGTGGCGTGATAATTCAAGTCAAAATGTTAATCTGGGAAAAATTATTGCGATGGTAGATGTTTCTGGTTCAATGGATGGCGATCCATTACACGCAGCAATTGCGCTAGGTATTCGCGTAGCCGAGAAGTCTCTACTAGGTAAGCGTGTTATGACATTTTGTTCGAAGCCTCATTGGATAAATTTAGAGCATAAAGATAATTTTGTTGATATGGTAGCAGAAGTGAATAATGCCGGTTTTGGATTAAATACAAATTTTCACGCAGCATTAGATTTAATTTTGAATGCGATTGTTGAGGAAAAGATGCCTTCTGAAGATGTTGAAGATATGGTCTTGGCGATTTTCTCAGATATGCAAATAGATGAAGGTGATGATTGTGATAAAAAGGTGTTGTATGATACTATGAAGGCAAAGTATGCTCAGGCAGGAATAAAGGTAAATGGTAAGCCATATAATCCTCCGCATATTTTGTTCTGGAATTTAAGAAGTACTAGTGGTTTCCCTGTACTGAGCAGTGAGCCAAATACGTCAATGATGGCTGGTTTTAGTCCCGCGTTATTGAATTTATTTTGTAACGAAGGACTTGAATCATTACAAACGTGTACTCCGTGGTCTTTATTATTGAAGAGTTTGAGTCTTGATAGATATAAAATAATGGAGGATAAGTTTAATGATGATTTTGTATATCTTTAAACTCTCGATTTTGTTATCTAATTACATAAAAAATTGAATAATAATATTATTTTTTATTAATATTATTATAAAATAATATTAACACAATGTTCACAATTGTTTCGACAAGATATAATGATACAACATGGCAAGAAAATATAAACTATCGTAAGAAAAACAATTACGAAGGTTGTATTTATGGAGCTCCGCATATGTTATCGAATAAAATAGTAGTTGATAGTCTCGTATTTGTAGTTGAAATGAATAATTCATTAAATAAAATAGAAGGTATTGGATTAATGCGAAACAATATTCGATTAGATAAATATACGAGTGTTTACAAAGATGGAAATTTTAATAGATATGTTTATAAAGGCAATTATCACATTGATAGGGAGTTAATTGTTCGCCATAATAGTGAGATAGTTGATGTATTTGATTATATATTATTCAAGGAAAAGACACATTTGAAACGCGGAGCTGGATTTACTACAATACCAGAAAAACTATTATATCATAAGATGTGTAAAAATATGGATATTAAAAAGGAAGTAAAAGAACTATTTATCCATATTTTTGGAATTGATTTGAAGTTTGAAGAAGATTCTGAAGATTCGGAAAAAACTGAAATTTAGGCACTAAAAATAAACTTTAAAAGAAAAATTCAAGAAATAAATATACTTTTTTTCTAATTAAAAACAATATTTATATTGTATTATATAAGTAATTATGAATAACAATTCTAATATAGGTAATATTGACACAAATGTGGATAATTATACAATAAGTGAATTGATGGCAATATCTGGTATTACAGATATTGACTCTGATGAAATAACATCGAAAACAAATACATTTATAACAAAATACAAAACATCGAATCCACAAATCTCTACTTTTTTTAAGGCCATTCAAAGTCAGTTATTACAATATTCGGCTCAGTTAAATAACACAGATGATGACCCTGAAGAAGCACAATATCCATCAGGACAAGCACAAACAAGTAACTGGATATCGAATGAGGTTTTACCACAAAAAGACTCAAATCAACAAAATAAATCAACAGATAGAAAAGATAAAGTAGAAATTTATGGAAATCAACATGTTCCTATGAATCGAGAACAATTAGGTATTAATAATACTTTTGATGTACCAGTAGCTCAAGATTCTTTAAATCCAACTTTAAAAAATACAATTACACGTTTTGTCAATTTAGATAGTCAATTTAGACAATATAGTAGTAATTTTGAAAACAGTTCAACGGATTATACATTAGATTTATCTGACCGTCTAAGTAATGTTTTGTCTATACGTGTGTATTCTTATCAAATTCCTTATTCGTGGTATACAATTGACGTAGCTTATGGAAACACATGTTTCTGGATAACTGATGGTAGTTGTAATGTTCCAATATCTATTAATTCTGGTAATTATAATGCTTCTGAATTTACCACTGCTTTAAATAAGAGTTTTAAAGATGCTGGATTTAATTTTCCCACGACTCCTCCTGATACCCCTGTCACTTATAATAGTAATAACGGGAAATTATCTTTCTCTCTTTATGATGGAAGTTTTAATGGTTTATGTTATAATACTTTTAATGGTGATGGTACACCTGGTTCATTTATAATAACACAATCAACAATAATGACATTCTTTGATCCTACCGCTATTTTACAATGTCAAACAAATTGTGTTAATCAATCATATTATGTTAACCAAACATTAGGATGGTTAATGGGTTTCAGGACAACTACTGTTTTTGTGGACCCAAGTGGTAATAATCCAACAGGTAATTTAGACTTAAATGGAACAAAATATTTGATATTAGTTATTGATGATTATAACCAGAATCATGTAAATAACGGGCTTGTTTCAATTACAGAAACAACAAATTCAAATATAAAATTGCCTTCTTATTATTCACCTGATCTACCCTATGTGTGTTCTAATACAAATATTGTTTCTTCATCAAGCGATTTATTAATTTCTGGTAAATCAAATTTTAGTTTTAGTAGCACTCCTGTTTTAGTTCCTAGTGCTCCGCGAACATTAACACAATCACAGATTTATACTATAAATGAAATTAATAAAAATAAAAATAACAATACGAATTATAAATCGAAAGCCCCTACAAGTCCAGATATTTTATCAGTTCTCCCTATTAAAAATAGTGGGATATCAACGGGTTCAATGTTAATTGAATTTAGTGGTTCGCTTCAAGAAAGTAAAAGGACATATTTTGGACCAGTTAACATAGATAAAATGCGCGTTAAATTGTTAGACGATAAGGGTAATGTGATAAATCTAAATGGTTGCGATTGGTGTGTTACCTTGATTTGTGAGTGTTTATATCAATATTAACTTTTACAGATTATATTATTGGTATTATTATATTATTGATATTATTATTATGTAATAATAATATAAGTATGATGAATTATTTGAGTATATTTTTAGATTATGTTGGTCGTTATGGTCCATCAATATTATTTTTATTTTCTGTATTTTTACTTTGGAACAAAACGAATTATTTAACATATTATGTTTATGGTTTTATTTTTAACGCATTGTTAACATTAATTTTAAAGGGTATAATTAAACAACCTCGACCTTCAGAAGACGAAAAATTATTTAATTTGGCAACAAAAGAACCCAAAAGGTTTAAATTTGTAAATGGTTATCCATATGATGTGTTTGGAATGCCTTCAGGTCACTCTTCGTCAGTATTATACTCAACAATATTTATTTTTTTAGTGTTTAAAAATAATAGGTTTTTATTCATATATTTATTATTTTCTATAAATACACTGATTCAGCGTATTAATAGTAATAGCCACACACTTATACAAGTAATTGCGGGGGCATTTGTAGGGTCAATATTTAGTTATTTGATATATTATATGGCTCGACAAAAAATAATGGGTAATTTGATTTTAAAAATGGATGATAATGGACCTATTTAATTGTATAAAAATGTATAATAATATATAAAAATTATATAGTATTATAATAAAATGAATCTTTTACTTCTTTTTCTTTTTTTAGCTACTTTTTCTAACGTGTTAAGTGAAGAATTTTACAACTTAACAGCATCACCTATAACTAGAGACCAGATTATGAGCCGTGCGCAAGTATGGGTCGATCAAAAGGTTCCTTATTCACAGACCCAAACAAAAGACGGTTATCGTCAAGATTGTTCTGGTTATGTATCTTATTGTTGGGCATCATCTACATCAGGTGGTGGTCACGTCACTGGAAACATGCAAGAAATTTGTAGTAAAGTTTCCAAGGCTGATTTAAAGAAAGGGGATGCTATTTTGCTACCGTCAACCCATGTATTATTATTTGGAGGGTGGATAGATTCGGATGCTTTTTATGAATATGCCGAACATCAAAGTGGCGATGTGTGCCGAAAATCTACTGGCTCATATAATTATTTTGCTAGTAATGGTTATTTTCCATGCCGTTACAATCTGGTTTCTAATTAAATATTAAATAATTAAATTGTATTAAATTAATTATTTATTTATCTTTTATGTCTATTTTTATTTGATTTATGTTTTGAATAACGCAGTGTTTTTCGTTTCTTATTCTTATTTTTTTTATTCGTTTTATTCGTTTTTTTTCTACGTCCTCCTGAACCGAAACTTTTATATATACCATAACACTTATCAGATACAACTACTCTAGGACAAGAGCCAGTACATTTAGATTCTCCACTTAACAAACATATTGTACACCTATTTAATTTACTTATTAAAAGGTCATAATATGTCATATCATTATTACTATTAAGTCTCTCACCTTCTTCTGTAAAATCAACACCTTGAATGTATAATTTTGTGCGCAATCGTTCTTTTCCACCTTCTGATACAAATTCATCTAAAAACTCGTCAACACGGCTTTTAACATTACTCGGTGTCAAACACCATTTAGCTAAAATTAATTTATATAATCTATTAGTAAATTTCATCATCTTTTTGGACTCATTATTAACCTGTTCAAGCATTTCTTGAGGTGGTTGTCCATGCATTAGTTCAGTTTCAATATCATCGGGGTCATATTTATGTTCTACCCTTACAGTGGCACGACTTTCTAGACCTTGAGTTCTAACTGTTTTTTTGTGTCTACATTCAATCGACATAATATATATAATTATATTTAATTAAATAATATTATATATTAGTTAAATTTATACATGTCTTCAAGATACACGCGACAAAGTAAATGTCAAAACATTATTAAATTTTTGCCTAGCATAAAGCCAGAAATATATGGTTTGTCTCTAAACAGTTCTGTAGCAGGTGTTTATACTATAATTAACATTTATGGTATTAATTTCAGCATATCAGGACCATTTGGTTATTCTACTATAAATTTTGGACCTTATTTAAAATTGCCTATTATTTTCTTAGGGTCACAAACGATTGCTTTTCAAATACCGACTAATATTGGAGCTGGTTCATATACATTAAACGTTGAAAACATACTATATCCGAATCCATTGTATTCGAATTCTGTATCTTATACTTTAACAGCTTAAGTCCTAAAATAAAATATATAAATTATATATGAATTATTTATACATTTTCATTCTTATTTTTATAATATTAGTCGTTTCATTTTACACACAATATAAATATGAATCAATAAATACAGAAACTTTTTCAAATAATAACAAAAACAGCATTGTATTGTTAGGCGATAGTATTTTAAAAAACAACAGCTATGTTAAAAATGGACAGTCTATCGAAGACATATTGAGAGAAAATAAAAGGGATAATTTATACTGTTTAGCCTTAAATAATTCGACCATTGTAGATGTTTATAGCCAAATTGATAGTATACCTCTTGAATTAAACAATGAAAATACTACTATTTTTCTCTCTTCAGGTGGAAATGATATACTATCTCAGTATATAGACAAGCACGATTCCGATGTTTCAGATACACATGTATTAAATGTGATTTTTATTGCCTATAAAAAGATGGTTAAGAGCCTCCACACGAAAATGAATAAAGTGAAAATAGTATTAATTGATATTTATTATCCAACAAGTAATCAATTTTCACAATATAAACCTATTGTTCAAGATTGGAATAAAATGTTGGAAAAATATGCGCGTGAAAAATCATATGGTTTGATTCAAATTAGTAAAAGTGTTACGGCAAGCGATGATTTCACGTTAAGTATTGAACCTTCTGAGAAGGGAGGAGAGAAAATAGCGCGAAGCATATTAAACTATTATTAACATTATCATTTTAGACCCTGTAATACATTAAAAGCTGGTATCCATTTGTGTAATTCCACTCTAATGGTGTTCCATCAGCATCGTTTGTGCCTTCAAATTGCCAGTTAAAATCGGTGTTAAGTTTATTTTTCCATTTCATTTTAACTAGACGATGAAAACTCATTCCATCATATCCATATTCTTTACCTTCGCACGTAATATGCGCGCAAAAATGTTGCCCTGATTTATCTATTATTGCACTACTGTCTAATTTATATGAAGCATTTTTAATTGTAATGGTTAAAGGTTTTGTATTAAAATCTTTAGAATCTGTTTTGTATACTTCTAATACTATAATGTGAGGTAAATGTGTTAAATTATTTGTTTTTTCTAATAAAAGTTGTTTCCAATTATTATTACAATTATTTACAAAAATTAACAGTAAGGGAACATTATTTAAATAATTCACAATACTGAAATAGTAGTATAATGGATTGCCTGCTTGGTCTACGTTGTATATTTTATCATCCTTATATTTAGAGGGAATACTTTTATAAATTTGTTTAATTATGCTATTTGTATTTAATTCATATGCGTACTGGTTACCTGTTAGACATGCTTCAACTCCGAAATTTAATAGAGCAAACGCATCTCTTAATTTTTCCGGTATAATTGTTCCATTTTTTTGCTTTCCTTCAATCATTAATTGACGGAAATAATGAAAAAACTTGCGACCTTTATCACTAACAAAGAAACAAACAAACATTGTATTGAACCAACAGTTACCTTTAGATTGAATAGGTGGAATAATTTTACTTGTATCAATATGTTTATTTGCGCTTAAATTTCTTAGAAGAAATTTTTTAGCTTCTGGAGTATTATAATGAAAACAATTTGTTACACCTAATTTGCTGGGTATACCAATCTGTAATGGTGCCTTAAGATCAAATGCTGATTTATTATTACAATCTACTATTTCTTTTCTTCGCATTGTTCTTAATGAAACTAAAAACTCATTAATTGATGGTTTATATGATAAACTATTATTATGCTTTATTCCTTTTGCTATATTATTACTAAGTTGTCTATCAGTTAATGGTGTTAAATTCGGTAATATTAATTCTTTTATTTTGTGTTTTGTTGTTTTATTTTGCTTTATTTTCATTTTTCCTTTATTTTTCTTTGTTTTACTCATATTATTAGTAAATAATAATATTTTTATTTATTATAATATGGGCGCGGGAGTTTTACCAACAACTATCTTAAATGGAAAATTATATTTTTTATTTGGAAAAGAAAATCAATACGAAGATTTTGCCCCTGGGTTTTCTGATTTCGGTGGTGGAACCGATAATAATGAGAAATTTTTAGACACTGCTATTAGAGAAGGAGGTGAAGAATTAACAGGATTTTTAGGAACTGATAATGATGTGAAAAAATTGTTGAAGAAACATGGAACATTTAATATTGACCATACTGGTGAAAATAAAAAATTCGGCACATATAGATGTCATATTTTTCCTATGGTTTATGATCCAATGTTGTCATTTTACTATAATAACAATCAAAAATTTTTACAAAAAAGATTAGATCCGAGTATAATAAAAAAAACCAAAATATTTGAAAAGGCTGAGATTAAATGGATATGTATAGATGATATGTCAAAAATGCTCAAACAATTTCGCTCATTTTTCCAAAATATCGTAAAGGAAATTTTAAAAAATCGTTCACAAATTGAACAGTTTATTAAGTCCGGATTAAAGAAAAATGGGAAAACCAAAACCTTGAAAAATAGGAAAGTCTAAAGTTTCTTTAAGTTACTTTGGGAATTTAATATATAATTTAACATATGATTTTCAAAAGTCGGTGGGCCAAACAAAAAATGGACATTTATAAATGTCCAAAATTGCAAAAGCCAGAAAAGTCTTGGCAAAATGCATCGATGTGACCATAAAAATTTTTAGCGTCTCATGACTTTTTACAAATTTTTCAATTTGTGACGATAATTTTTTTTTATTTTTAATAAATATAATTATTTTAATAAAAAAGAATTTAGGAATTATTGTATTTTAGCAATATATAGCAATGAATGGCAATAAAAATGTAGGAGAAAGTAGCAATTTATTTTGTTGTGAAAAATGTAAGTACTATACCGTAAAGAAATATAATTTTGATAAACATAATTTGACATCTAAACATCTAAAATCAATATTTGTCAATGAAAATGTAGCAAAAAGTAGCAAAAGTAGCAAAGACGATAATGAGTGTCATATATGTGATAATTGTAATAAAAAATACAAAGATTCATCAGGATTGTGGAGACATAAGAAAAAATGTTTAGTAAAGACATGTGAAGACGAAATCATTCCAGAAAACATAAACAATACTCAATTATTGGATTTAATTTTTCAACAATCAAAAGAAAATATTGATTTAAAAAATTTACTTTTAGAGCAAAATAAAATCATGATGGAGCTTGTAAAGGATAAAAATACCGTTATTAATAATACAAATACTAATACAAATACGAATACAAATAGTCATAATAAGACCTTTAACCTTCAATTTTTCTTGAATGAAACGTGTAAAAACGCAATGAATATAAGTGATTTTGTGGATTCAATTAAACTGCAATTAAGTGATTTAGAAAGCGTAGGAAAATTGGGGTATGTAGAGGGACTTTCTAAAATAATCATAAAGAATTTAAATGCTCTTGATGTCACTGAACGACCCGTTCACTGTAGTGATTCTAAAAGAGATACAATGTATGTCAAAGATGAGGACAAATGGGAGAAAGAAAATGAGGAAAATCATAAGGTTTTGAAAGCAATTGAAGATATTGCGAATAAAAATAGTAAGATGGTTAAAGAATGGAAACAGAAGAATCCAGAATGTGCCAGTAGTAAGTCTCATAAAGCTGATGTATATTCGCATATAATGATTCAAGCGGTTTGTTCTAATAATGATGCTAATAATAATAAGATTTTAAAGAAGATTGCAAAAGAAGTAACCATTGATAAAAATTAGTATTGTATTGTATAATTTTGTTTTATAAATATATATTATAACATGCGTATTTTGATGACAATGGGATTGATGTTTATTGGTAGTTTTATAATACAATACTTATTAATGAGTTTAATAATGGTGAACAATTTTGGCGATTTTACAAATAGTTTAGGTAAATTTTATATGTCAATAATTATGGCATTATATATGGTAGTAGTAGAAGTAATAATGCATGACCACCAGTATGAAGTTTTTAGCATAAAATATTATGTTATTTTTGGAGCTTTATTAGCAGCATTTATAATATTATACAGGACACAACAATTTATTAATGATAAACAATATTTAGAAGGAATGATAGAGCACCATTCAATGGCTATTTTGACAAGTAATAAAATTTTAGAAAAAACAGATAATTATAATATAGCAAAATTAGCAAAAAATATATTACAAACACAAAAAGATGAGATAATTGTAATGAAAGATTTATTAAGAAAGTAAAATTATTTTAATTAACTAAATATTTAGATAATTAAATTTTGTTCATTTATTTTTATGTTAATCTATAATATAATGCCGAGACCTTTTTTTTCGAATTCTACACTTCCTACAAAAAGCATACAACAAGCTGATGCTGAGAGCGCCGCAACTCTAAGTTTTGGAGCAAATTTTAAGACAGCATACCCTAATTTTAATACTGAGACTGCTATTGTAAAATCTTTGTTCTCTAATGCTACTGCTATTGAATCAATTGCCGGTTCCGGGGCATTTGCTCTTGGACATCAAGGAACCTCAGCTACTAAGTATTCATTTAAATCTGTTGCCACAGATGATATTCAAATAACCCCAAATGATGATCTTGCGTATAATAGTATAGCAACAATTTCTCAGTATGTTCCTTCACAACTTGAAGCTGAATACACTACATCATCCAGTGATAATGTAACTGTTAGAAGTGATTTGACAGTTCAAAAAACATCATTTGTTGACGCGTCTTCAAGTGCATTTATGGATGCCACAGTTAAAATAAAATTTGTTGATCAATATTTACAAGTTGAAAATTATTTCCAAGACCCATCAGGTACATGGGAAGCTAATTTTGATACATCTTCTAACTATGTTCCTACTAGAAATGTAAATTCGCAAAAAGCACATACTGATAGTTCTGTAGGTGTATCTGTTAAAGATTTCGAATCATGGAACACTCAGGGTAATTTTGGACCATTTTATCTTGAGGGTGATATATCTACTTGTTCTTGTGGATCGCCTAGTTTAATACCATTTACTGACCCCTCTAAAAATTTATCTAATTACACAGATTATACAGTTGAATTAGTTTCAGGCACACCAACACCAGTTTTTGGCAGATATGCGGTGCATGTGAACACCGCAACAAACTACAAAATACTATCAAATGGCAATTTGCTTAATGGATCTAGTAGTGTTACATCTAATTTAAAATCAGCATTAACAAGTGATATAGATCCATCATTTAATGCTTCCCTGGTGGAATCTAATATTCCTCTTGTAGTTGGTGATGGTTCTACAGCAAATCCATTATCCGATTATGCTCCGGCAGAGGTGATAGTGCAACCTGGTTTTGATTTACAAATAACTAGTTCGGTCCACAGCTCAGCTATTGATTTAATCAATAATGGTTTAACCAACCCTCTTTCTATTGATACAAGTAATATGGATTTTGCCCCAGCTAATATGTATGCTTTACAAAATGCGGTAGGTGAAGATGACATTTTGATTAATAATGAGTATACAGATAATTATGTTGAAATAATAAATGGTTCTTTGGATTTAAATGGTGTAAATGATTCAAATGGCAGTCTAACATTAGGCACTAATGCTGAATATTTAACATCTGAACAATTTGATAATGGATTTGTAAAATTTCTTCAAGTTAATGTAATATCCGGCTTAAGTGGAGAAAATACGTATCCAAGAGCTTCTAAAACATCATCTAGTGATTCACTAAATTTCAATCAATTGGTTGTAAGATATGAAGCTGGTGATGATAGTCATACTGAAATTGGTGAAATAGATACTTCTCTAAAAACCGCTGATGATGTTAAATATAGCATAGAAACAATACTTACGAATACAGTAGGTGGCAACACAGATTATAGTAATCTTTCAGGTTATATTGGTTTAAGCAATGATTCAGTAGCGCTTGTTACACAAAGTAATAGCACAATAACACCTAGTGCTATAACTTATAACAACACAAATACCAGCTATCCTGAAGCATTATATGTTATTGATTTTGTATGCCAGAAAAACTGGGTGCAAAATAATTTATACAATGCCAGCGGAAATGTTACACTTTCAGGTGCTTCATTCAATGCTTATGGAACAAATACCGATATATCTACATTAAGAGACCTTAGAATACAATTAGATGCTAAAACTGTTGGAGATTTGAGTAGTATTGGTGGCGAGTGGTCTCTATCTTGCGCTGACTCATATCTTTCAACTAGCAACGAGTTTGAAAGCTGTTTACAAGCATCAGATATTCAATCATTATTAGGAGGTGCTAATTTGGGCTCATTGGCTATAACATATGGTCCTGCTGAAGACTCTAGTATTCCTGCCAGTAAATTATTTCAATTTGCTGATAAAATGACTTTCTCATATAATGGTCATAGTTCGGTTACATATAATGATGAATTTACAGTAAATCCTATTTCATCATCTGAATCCCCCATTACAATTAGTCAAGGCGATTACAGTGGAATTCCTAGTGGCTGTGTTTTAAACAAAAAGGTATTAACAACCGTTTTCACAGCGAATATACCATTCCGTTTAGGTGCTTATACCAATCTTAAAATCACAACACCTACAATAACAAAGACTATTACTTATTATATATTGACCAAAGATGGTGCTGAATTGCCTAGAAGATTGCTTTCAGGTGTTACAGAAATTGGTGTCGGGGCGTTAACTTCTACATTAAATAACTATAGCACTACAACAGACTACGCTTTAACAGCAAATGATTTAAAACCATATTTTATAACTCTTCAAAAAACAGTTGATGGTAGTAACTGGACTGACATTTTACCCCAAATGAGTGCTGATATGTGGTATGGTAACTCAACAGTAATAAATTCTTCTAATGGTAATTTCACATTTGATTTTTCATTGCCATTAACAATATACTCTTTAAATGTAGCTAGAATTTATGGTGATTTGTCTTTAGAAAAAGGTACAAACACATTCACTGTGGCAGGTAAATCTTTTTCATTCTCAGATATACTTGATAATAGTATGAACTCATTTGATTTTACAAGTGATTTATCTTTCTCATCTGTTGGAACTGTTCTAAGTTTAGATACCCCCACTTATAATATAACTAGTCTAGGTAACAATGTCCCAGGCACAGCTACTTTATCATCAAGTGGATACAGTTTTACCTACAGCAATAATCTTTTGTTGAACTTAAGAGTTGTAGTAGTAAAACAAACTCTTTTCACCGTAGCAAGAACAATTGACGATAATGTAGATAACTATATTAAAACAATTTCTAATGGTCTTTTACAACTTGATACAGGTATTTATACAGTTGGTAATTTAACTAATACTCGCGTAGGGGATTATGCTGTATGGTCATTAAATAATGATACTGCTTCAGTAAAATTATATAATGGTCACTCCGATTTCTACTTACAAATAGCGGTTGGTCAAACTGTTAATGGAGAATATTTAGATGCTAGTAATAGTAAATTAATATCTCGTGGTGTTACTTTTAACTGGAACAGAGGGTACAATGTTGGAACAACAGATATAAATAGAACTGCTACACGTGTAGTATTTAATATTGCTGGTTACAGCTTAGGGGCTTACAGCACAGACTACTATGTATACTATGGTCAAGTTAGAAATCCTTTTGGAGGATTACAAACAACAGACCAAATATCTATGTATGATGCTTCAGTGACAGAGGAACAATATTGGGATTTACAATTGGCAAGTTATGGAACATACAATATTTCTTACAAAAATAATGGTGATGCTTCCAACAATTACACAGTCCCTGCTTATAATTTTATAATATGGCAAGGTGTTAATAAGTCATTTGTAAATAATACTTTAAATACAATTAGTTTTGATTATCAAATGATTTATAATTCGTCTGGTATTGATATTTACAGAATATCAGACTACACAAACACTACTACTAATCTTGACAACTATACCTATATACAAACTTATATTGAAACTGATCTGAAGAATTCAAACGTTGACAATATTATAGGAAATGTTTTGAATGTACATTTAGGTGCTAACAGTTCCATGGTTGATTTACTAGTATTTTTTGCTATTTGCCCACCATTTATTTCATTTAAAGCAATTGATCCTTCTGGCATATCTAATATTCCTTTCACACCTGTAGTACAAAATTATAAAACTTATTATAGTGCTGTGGATACTAGTAGTAATACATATAATCCATTTGCTAGTTCAACTACTATTAATAATATTAAATTTACTGATACTAGAGGTCTGTCATATTTAGATTTCCTCCGCCCTACCCCAGTTGATGCTACCCAATACAACATGATAATAGACAATTACAATTTTACTGTACAAATGAAACAAGGATTATATGATGTTTCAAGTAATTACATAACATTTTATGACGGGTTAATTCAAGCTACTAGTGACAATGCTACTTATTCATTTGGACCATTAGATGCTTCTGGTGCGTTTAGAGTTAAATTAAACCAACTTCCTATTCTTCCTGGATTTTCAGAGTTATCAAATAATATTGACCCATCATTTAATTATGACTTGTATAATTTAAAGATGACAATTGGAAGCGCATTTATAGATAATGGTACTGAAATATATCTAGAATTTGTAGCTGGTGAAGCTGTATCTCACACTACATATGCGTTAAAGGAACAATCAGTTCAGAACGGTATTATGACTGTGATAGTTAACAAATATTCTAATGATGGTAATCTTTCTATAAATAATTTAAGCACATACGTATATAGGGGAATGCCTTTTGGTTATAATGGAGTACAACAAGCAAGTTTTTCACTGGCGATAAATACTTCTCTTCCAGATGTAAGACTACAAAGAGGTGAGTTTATTAAATCAATTGTGGCGAACATTCAGAATAATTCTCAAATACAATGGAGTGCTAAAGTAAGTGAGACCGGAACTACACACACTCTAAAACCTTTAACTAAAGAGGGTTTGAAAGCAATTGTAAATATGGTTGCTGTTTCTGGAAATATACCTGAAAAGGCTACTATTTTGGACCTTCCAAATCAATTAGAGGTAAAAGATAAATCTGGAGCTCTATTGTCAAGAATTACATACAATGGAACACATGAAGTACCTTTAATCTCCATACCTGAGCAACAATCTGTTGAGAGCTATGGATTTCCCAATACTTATTAATTAAATAATATGCGTAATTATTTCATATTATTTAAGGTTCATAAAACTTCTGTGCTTCATCAATTTCAATATTGACTTGAGGGGGACTAGGCCATTCAGTGTATGTCATTGCCTTAGATGTGGGTCGTTCAAGCGCTAATAATTCCTTAAGTGCTGTCATTCTGCGTTCCAATGGGTACATTTTTTGAGGCAATTTGCGGGATAGTTGTTTCCATCGCCATTCAAATTGAAGAGCTGAAGACCAATCAGGGAATCCTGCTACGTGACAAGCCCTTACCCAGTATTCACCTTTTTCTACTTTAGAACCTGTAGCGTGAGCACCACCTTTAATTTCCTTATTGTGTTGTCTTAGACGCCGTTCAAGGTCAACAGTAGCTCCGACATATGTAGCATTATCACTAGAAAGTAGAAGATATACGTAAGACATTTGTACAATATGATTATATATTTTACTTATTTTGTTTACACATTAGATTTATAATATTTCTCTCTTTGTTGAAAAGAAATTCTTATTTTATAAAAAGAAATTACACTAAAACATATAAATAACTGTATGTTTTAGTTTGTGTCATTAAAAATACTGTATAAATAATTAGTATCTTATGTGTTAGACATTAGATGTATTAATAACTATGTTACCAATTGACTTATTGTTGCTATTGTTGTTAATAGGATTAAATTTACAATTTCTAATATGGGCTCCAAGACTTGCCTTATTTTTGCCAGTAAATGTGTTACAATGCTTACACTTAAAATCATCATCTGATTGAAAAACACCATTTTTGTTAAGTATTTTTTTAACAGAGTTAATTTGCATGTTCTCAAGCTTGTCTAAAATTTGTTTATTAGATGTTTTAATAGTCTCGATAATAGACGATTTTTGAGTGTTAAAATCATTAAACATTTCAACCAATTCATCAATATCATCTTTTGTAATATTGATAGTAGTTGTTTCAGCTTGGACATCTGAAATGTGAATAAGTTTGGTAGAGAGTGTATCAATAATTTCAACTGCTATTTTAATTTTTTCAATATTATATTCAGTATTTGGTAAATAAATATGAATTACATTCTCAATAATGTCTATTTGAAATGGTTCTTTATATGTAATGTTACTTTTATGAGAAATAAATATTCCATGTAATTTTTGTTGTTTTAAATCTCTCTCAAACTTCTTTATTTCTTCTGTTGTTACAGAACGTGAATAGTCTTTATTCTCAAATAGAATCGCAGGTTTATTAGGATTTAATCGATTCACTCTATAATCACACGTAGCTGATTCACTACTACAATCAATGATTTCATCACTAGGAAAAATATTTTGTAAAATGGAATAAAGTTCATATTCAGAAACATTTCCTTTTGATGATGAGTTGTGCTTATATTTGTTTAAAAATTCATGAATACCATTATTTAAAGATTCTTGAGTTGATTGTTGAGAAACAATCTTATCTCTCATTTGTTGAACATTACTAGAAGTTCTCTCTTCACTTGATTGAATAAAACTAAATATAGGTTGTTGCATATTAACAATCATAGTATTGAATTTATTATCAATATTGTTAACAAAATCTGTAATATTTTTATCATCCTTATTAATATTTTCAATTAGTTTATTAGTGTCTTGGTTAAGAGAATCATATAAACTTTTAATACTTACTTCAATCTGGTTAAAGAATTTATCATTATGTTTAGGTACGATTTCATTAATGATTGAAGTAGTTTTTGTTACAATAATGTCACTATTTTTTTCTAATATAGTTTGTATTTTATCACTAGTTGTCATAGCACTATTTTCAAGAATTAACCTTACATTATCAATATAGTCTTTTTTTGTTTCGTGAAGTTTTGTTGTAATGTCTTGTTTAAAACCCATAATGTCTTTGCTTAAATCAGTAAGAGTAGATAAGATTTTATGATTTATATTATTTGTTATGGTTTCATTAAGGTTAGTAGATAACTTTTTTAAGATATCTATAAAAATATGATTCATTGTGACAAAGTTTAGATTAGGATTTTCTTTATAGAAAGCAATAATGGTTTGGTCTTTGACGACGATTTGTTCTGTTTTTTTGGTCTCCATTAAAGAAATATATGGTTTTCTCTTTAAGTAAATATTTAGACATAGTGTTTAAATATTTAGAAATTTACTCTAAATTATTTCTAAATTTGTTTTTAATTTACTTTAAATTTCAGAGAAAAAATATGATTGAAAAAAATTTACTCTAAATTATTTCTAAATTTGAAAAAAATTTACTCTAAATATTCAAGAAAAAAAAGTATTCAAAAAATTTACTCTAAATTACTTCTAAATTTGAAAAAAATTACTTCTAAAATATTTCTAAATA